GTTATCTAAAGTTTTCAATCTAATCGAAAATTTTGAATGTATTAAATCGAACATCTGTTTGCTATGGATGGCGGTCTGGCAGGTCGTGGTGAACATGTGTGCGGTCAATATGTAATGCCTTGAAAAAACAAATATATGTATCAATATATGAACACATATACATATAAAAATAGGGGTGATATATATATGTATATATACATATATAAAATACCGTGGACATATCCATATAAATATATACAAATGAAAAAATCCGTGGAGAATAACACATATATAACAACAAAAATTACCACGACAATGCATCTAAATCGTCTATACGGTGTGTCTATATCCACGGTGGTATATTTGTATACCCCACATATCAAAACCACCGCAGAACGCAAATAAATGAGTTCTGTGAATGTGATGCGGTGGTTATATCGTGTTGTTAAGTATCATAGATGAAAACCTGTGGTGGTCTCCACGGTAAAAACAAACGTATGTTCCATGGGTGAAACAATGGTATTACATCCACAGGTCGTCAACAGAATAACCCATGAACACCCATATATCAACACATATGTCACCGACACATATATACGTTTGTTTAATGCCACGACATATATACAAATAAAAAATACCACCATATAAAACGTGGACAAACAATAGATGTAATAATGTATAAGCGATTATGTTATATGCTTAATGCGATAGCCGCAGTATGTATTGTTATTTTTTATACGGTGGTATTTGATTTGTGTGACAACAGCAGGCGAACGCATGTGCTGTAGACGTATTTGAATGGTGGTATGATTGCCTGTGCGATGTGTTTAGGATGCATCACACAATGAATGTGGTGTTTGCCATGCGTTTGCAGCCTGTTGTCTAATCATAGAATAACACAAGACGGTTTGTGTTGTCAATAACCAATGTGTTTTTCTTGGGTTTTATTTTTTGAAATCTTGTTTTTTATTTTTTGGTTTTTAATTTTTTGGATTTAGGTCATTGGTTTTTGGTTATGCCACACAAGTCTTGAATTGGGAAGCTGTAAGTGTCAATACATTGGATGCCAATATTGTTTGTTGACTCATTGACAAAAACACAGATTGTATTTTTAATATATATAATGTTTTCTGTAAAGTTGGTGACTACGCCAATATAACAATTCTTGTTATCAGACTTTGCTATGGCGATGTATCCATCTCTAAGAGAACCGTATTTAGTTCTTAACGTAGCAACGGTCGGTAAATCGTCTACGGACTTCTCCACAGGTTTACCATTGAATAACATTGTACCAGTCTTAATGGAATTTGAAGTCTTATTTTCAGGTTTTAAAAACAATGACTTTAAACATTCGATGTTCTCTGGTGTCACCTCAAGTTTTAATTTTAGTGTTCCCATAGAGTCGTTTTTGGTTTTCATTTTAGACCTCCTGTACGATTTTAAACCATTCTTTATAAAAATTGTCTCCGACTGTTCCAATGTACACTTTTTTACGAAAGTCGGATATAGCAACTTTTTCCACCGTAGCTTGTTTTACTTTTGTCGGAGGTGTAGTCTTAATATCATCATATAATACTGGTGCTTCGACTTCAACTTGAGTGCCACTTGGTAATAACGCCTGTAGCTCTTCTACCGCAAAATCAGTAGTATGATACCATTTGTTTGGCTCTAAAGCCACTTCGTTGATTAATTCCAAGTTTTTCTCAGTGGCGAACCATCCGCCATTGCAGTCAACACCGTCTTCTTCTTGTGTTGCAGTAAACCCATAAGGTTCCTTATCTAGTTGCACGACATAACCCTCTGGGTAGTTAACACCCTCCATTGGTAATCTAACGATTGTACCTGTGTAATCGTTATATTTAATAATTACACGGTCGCCAATGTTAAACTTTGGTTTTGGCTGCACTTTTGGTTCATCTGGGTCAACTGTTGTATAATCAAAAGATTTAATCTGAAGTGGAACTGTTGGTTGTTCTGGTTGTTCTTCTAGGGCATCCACCAGCTTGTCAGCATATAATTTAAACTGAGGTAAGTCTATTGGCTTATCTTCTAATAGAGCCTGTAAGATGCAACCTCTTAAGTATGCAACGTAATCAGCTTTTGTGAAATTCTCTTCTATAACGCTTAAGTAATTCATATGTTTTTCTCCTGTTAAAAACGTGTAATATAAACCTCGAACCAATCATTTGTTCTGCCAGACTCGGCTACCGAGATTATATCTTTTAATGTTTCAATCGATGCCTGATAAATAACCATCTCAGTCTTATTACTTGAATAAGACTGCTGTTTTTCTTGTGCATCGTGCAACCATTGGTGTAAGAACGGAATATCTACCTTATGTTCCATACTATTCCAATCAAGGTGTTCATTTGCATATTGTTCTACCTCTGAGATAAGAAAAGCATAATGCAAGTATGGACATCGCCTGTTTTTACTAAAGATGTAAACCTCCATATATCCTCCTGTTAATTAATTTGAGTGTATATTACTTTATGCCCATCATTAATATATTTTTTAATCTGACATAACTGCTCTATTTGGTCAGGGAATATCAATGGGTCTCTTGGGTTAGATAATGGACTTTTAGCTAATGTTCCATCGTCATAAGCCTGCAACAAACGTGCCACCAAAGAGCCATCAATAATGTATTCCTCGTTTGGTTGAAAGTCACGAAGATTATCTCTGAAAAAACCTCCGACATTTCTATTGTAAATACTAAAGTGTGCCACAGGGATAACTCTGTGGTTTACAAACACATAAAACTCATTATATAATCCCATTAGTAGTCCTCCTGTGTTATTTACCGCATGCTAATATGAATACTGTTAAGGCGACACTCATTAGCATTAATATGATAGTCGTTTCCAAAGAGACATACCGAGTACCATACTCAAAACCACCAATAACGTGGACTGCTTTTTGTTGAATGGCTTCGTTTGCCCACTCCTTGTTAAACTTTTGCCATGAAATATCCCATCTAGCATCACTCAGCTTATCTTTTGTTTCTTTTAAGTCGTGTTGTAACTCTTTAATATAGGCATCATTTGCGATAATCACTTGGTTTTGTTCTTCGATTGTTTTATACAGGTGTTGTATATCCAAGTTAAACCTCCTGCTCTAAATGGGTTTCAAACAATTTCAAAAACTGTAGTTCCGCATTTGGGTCGTCACATTGGTCGGTATCATACATTACTTGGTCTTCTAAAGTTAGTAATGATAGTCCATACGCATATGTAGTTAACTCGCCGTTATTGCGAATAAACATTAGCTTTGTATATGGTCTAATTTCGCCAAAGAGAGACATGTTATGCGTATACATAATCATGTGACCTTGTGGCAACGTCACGGAGTATGTAGAATACATTTGTTTGTGTTCATCTCCTACATAACTGTAGATGTTCTCAACTGTTGTGTCGATTTGTTTTAATAATTGTTTACGTTTCAATGGTTTTTCCTCCTGCTGTTGAATTAAACTTTCAACTTAAAAATTGTGTTTTTATGTTCAAATGCGTGGATTAATTGGTTTTCATATGTATTGATAACGGCTTGTCTTGCATTTTGTAATATGTTTCCTAGAGTCTCAAATTGCTCCACAGTGTATTCTTGAGTGCCATCAAGAAAATACATATTAGTGAGTAATCCTTGATGCAGCAAAACTTTATTTTTTCTAATGTCCAGACGATAGCCGTCCTGTAAATGTATTGTATCACAGAACTGCAATATCTGCAACAAGTTTTCTGAGTCAAACTTAACAGAAACCCTTGGTTGTCCATTAGACCAGCTTGGTTGCACGGTTGTTACAATTAAATCTGGCACATTATCAGACCAGAACTGATTGCGACCCAAAGTAATGCCATTAAGTTTCATAGGTAATGTCTTTGGGATGATAACATCTGCACCATATTGATTGATACTGCTATAGACGATTTGTTGAGACATATGCTCATTGAAAATGTCTGTCTCAGGCTGTATAGGGTCTAATCTCAAGTATGTTACTTCCATTATTCCTGCTCCTGTGGTTTCTCATGTTTATCAGCGAGTGTTAAACACTTGTCGCACACGGTCTCCAACTGCTTTCTAACCAAAGTAACTGCTTGGTCTAATTCTTTAATTACTTGTTTGACACACTTTAGGTCTTCTTTTGTTAATTGGTCGGTGTCTGCATTTGGCAACAACAATGTAATATCTTTGACTGTCTTGATTTGTTTCCACTCGGCAATCTGTTGTTGTAACATATCGAATGACAACGTACGTTCACCAACAGCATTTAAAATCTCTTGATACATTGAATATCGTAAATGATTCAATACTACATTGTCTTCTTTGTGAAAGCAGATGTTATCTGCCATACGGTCAATATACAGCGTGAGTGGATAACCTGCCATAGAATTTACTAAGATGTCTTTATTACTCATTCCAACCTCCGTTTTCTAATCCGTAATCAATTTCTAATTGTCTTTGCTCGGCGTATAACCGACTATAGTACTTTTGTTTACACGTTGTTGTGCAAAACCGCTGATTATAACTTTTAGGTGTAAACCAACGTCCACAACAATCGCATTGTTTCATATGTTTTCTTCGTTCGGCTTCACGTTGATAAAACCCAATCAGAAAATCTTCTGGTATCGCTGGATGTGGTCTACCGTCAAAACAAGATTTATCTTGCAGAAATTCTGGCAACTTAGACATATGTCCACCTCCTGTTATAACTCAAATGTTTTTCGTTGTGTTTTATCTTTGTAGCCACGGTTTTGAACCAATGCAGCTTCATAGTTACTGATAAAGGCTCGCAAGTTGATATATACATAACCTTTGCCAGATGCAACCGCATCTTCCATTAATTGATGAGTTAATGTATTGAACATTTTAGACATCATGACTGCATCGATTTCGGATACAGGAATATTGATTGTCATGTTCGATAATTCGTTGTCCAAGATGATAATTCGAGCCTGTTTGGCATCGAATGTGAAAGTCTTTACGAAAGTAGTGTTTGTGTCTAAACTTAATTTAAAAAGCATAATTATTTCTCCTGTTCATTTAGTTCATTTAATTCATTTCTAATAATGTCACGCACCATTGCACAATACCATGCACAGTATGGGTCGTGTAATAATTTGGCTTGTTCTTGCCATAATTCTTGTAATTGTTCTTTAGTTTTCTTTGGCTGTTGTGCCTGTTTTAATAACTTACGACCAGCTTTGATTGACTTGGTTATCCTTTTTAGTTCTTTTTCTGTTGGTTGCAACTACATCACCACCAAGTTTTCTTCCAAAGCCACGCTCAAGGCGAATGCTGCACTATCGCAATCCCAATTAATAGCGTTATGGATTAATCTTCTTGCCGATTGTTGCTCTTGCGGTGTCAAGCGAATACCATCTTGTGTTGCTGCCTTAATGGTTCGCACTCGCTCGTCACAATTTCTTCTAATTTCATTTCTTGGGTTCACTTTTTGTTCCTCCTGTAATAATAAAACCCCAGACTGTTTAATGTCTTACAGGTGTTTTCCTTACCTGTTGATTACATTATATCAGTTGGGGTTTTGCGTGTCAACAACTTTTTTTTACAAAATTTTGACTTTTTTATATTATCGTGTATTCTTGCATTAAGTCAGCCACAGAAATCCATCTGTAGCCTGCACCAATGGTATTATATATTTGTACAAACACGGTATCAATATCTTTATCAACACGCATGTCGCAACCAACCAAATGAGTCGCACCGTCTTTATTACATACGTGTCTATTCATGTATTGAACTGCGGATACTACTTGTACATCAATGTCCATGTAGTTTTCTTTGGCATTTTCCATGGCTTGGAATATCTGATTAGTGTCGTAATGACCTATGTATGTAAACTCGCTGGTAATGGAATATAATGAGTCGAAAGAGCCATCGTCATACATGATGTAATATTCGCCATCTGTATCTATACGAAAGATGATGATTGTATATCCATTATCATCTATATATATGTCTCCAACCGTTGGAGAGTGTCTATCCATTATCCTTGACCTCCTGTTCTAGTGTGTCATAAAATTGTTCCAAGAATTGGTCTACTTGATTGATTTCAAACCCAGTGTAAACATGATGTTCATAATCGACAAAACCCTCTGGGTGGTCTTCCCAAGAACACTCATACACAACTCGACCGTCTTTCAATCGTATCACAAACGCCTTATACATGAGTGTTAATGTTGCGTATTCATCATATGCGACCTCTTGGTTTGCAACGATTGTAAATTGTTTGTCGGTGTAATCATATGAGGAACCGTTTGTACTAACAAGTTGGAACATATGCATGATATTAAACATTGTTAAACACCTGTAGTCTTTCTTTGAGTGCTTGTAGTAGTAAATGTAAGTTGGTCTCACAACAGTAGACAATCTTATGGTTTACAATCTCGCTTTTAAAGATGGTTGTTACAATAAAGTGTCCGCCTTTGGTTAATGAGATTGTGCGATACGTTTTTAGTGTTTCTTTGTATATTAATGTTGGTTTATCGTTGTAAATAATTACATCACCAACATGCAATTCCTTTTCTTGCATGGTTACACCTCGTAGTCTTCCTCGTAGTCTGGCTCTTCTTCCTCGATGGCTTCAACGGTTATTTCTTCAACAGAACCACTAGCATCATATTCGTAAGATGTTACATTGATGTCAAAGTAATCCGCAAGGTCAGATGCAATCTCATATGCTTCTTCTTCGCTAGAAGCAGTAATCCGTGCTTCACCATAGAATGTGCCACCAAAAGTGACATTATAGACTTTCTCCATTGTTAATCTCCCCCCATTCCCATTAATCCAACAACCAACAAACAAATAATAAACGCAAGTGTAATCTTGAGTGCAAACCAAAGAACAGTCCATGCAATTGCCATGGTTACACCAGCGATACCAATAAGTGCCAAAACAAATGCAATCGCAACGGCAAGCCACGATAGTTTTGCGATAATACCAAGAACAACGATTGCAACAGCAAGTATTGCACCTATAATAGCAGTCAATAGTTTCATATGTTTAACTCCATTGCTTAATAATGCGTTCAGATGGTACACACCAAACATGACCGTTAATTTCGGTTTCCACAAAATAGAAATCATATGTCGGATTATACAGCTTGGTTTCACCTGCCAATTTTTGGTCTTTATCATTTAAAAACTCCACGATTGTACCATCTTTAATTGTTTCCATTTTCTAGCTCCTTGCGGACAGGTGTCTTTGGTTTCTTTTTATGTGTTGTAAAGTCGCAAGATACCTCTTTGCAGGACTCACACATGCCAAGCGTTTGTAAATTTACCAAAGATGGATACAAGTAATTCAATCGTTCAAAAATCGCTCGTGCCACTTGTTGATGTTCTGTGGATGCTCTCTTACAGAGACGCTTTGGTAAATACTCCATCCATGCTCGTAAAGAACCACTCACAGTCATGGTAACATTAGTTGCCAATGGCAATACATAAGATGCAACTTGGTATGGAACACCTGCTTCAACCAAACGGCGATATTCAAGAATTTGGTTCTCAATCAATTTATTCATGAGTTGACCCATATCGTCTGTAATCTCTGGATGTTCCGTGGAATTAAACCATGTGGCATCGCCAAAGTCTGTACCTCGTGTAGACTTCACGGTAAAAGACAAGTGTCTGTGTCGTGTAATCTGTGCAAGGCATTTCTGTGACATTTCAATATCGAATGTTACCAGCGTATGTTCAAGTAAAGACAAATGTCCACTAGAGGTGGCTCTAATTAATGCATCCTCGGTTAATTCTTTACCATAGCATTGACCCATGGCATGAGTCGCTGTATTAAGTGGTGTATAATTCTGTAGTTCAACCTGCATATAATACCTCCGTTACCGTTAAAACATTTGAATTGTAAACCATGTTGCCATGACAATGTTGAAAATCGTAAGACCAAAGCACCAAGCCTTAAGCCATAAGATTGAACGCTTGTTTTTATGTATCTCACAGTTAATCGCACGAAACTTCAGTCTATTATCAATATTCGTGTCTCGAACCATTAGAATGGTATCATCTAAAGTTCTTCGTAATTCTTTGATACTGCGTGTGTTTGATAACGACCGCTGATTCGCTGCGGTTTGACCACTCACCAATAAATCGATGGCATGTGTCCGCTGTTTGACTTTGGTTTCTATTTGTAAGTATTTGTCTTGTATCTTCTTTAGATAGCTCATTATTCCTCCTATTAGCGATAAACGATGGCATATTCGGCAGTACCACCATTGGCAAGACCAGCGGTAAATACGGAATGGAATTGCCAGCCATCTTCAAATAGTTCATTCAATTGTTTTTCTGCGGTACTAAGAGTGTGCGTATGTAGTAGAAAACATTTGTATTCAGTTGCGTGTTTTAATTGCATATTTTTTTCTCCTGTTGCTTCTTCAATGAGTCTAACTAATTCAAAAAACGCATTGTAATAGAAGTCAGACTCCTCAATAGTGACTTGTTCAAACTCTCGTGACTTACTGTAAGTTTCCACGACTTCAACCATGGTTCTAACCTTGTTTTTATCTATACGCTTCATATATTTACACCTTCAACCAATAAATCAACGAACCGACATTAATCACGAGAACCACAATCAAATACCAAAAGATTTGTTTATGTGTTCTGTTCACTTGACTCTGCAAGTCGTTAACTCGTGCAGTCAATAAATCTATACGTTCGGTATACATTTGTGCAACCTGTAATAACATTTTGGTGGACTCATGTAAATTAGAGATTGACTCGCTATGAGCATCCTGTGTTTTTGAAAGCACCTCAATTTGTTTATGGTGTTCATCTATAGTACTTGAGTACTCACCTAGTTGTAATGTCGTTGTTTGTAATACCTTATTATTTTTACCAACATTCTTTGCCAATGTTCCCATCGTTTCGTGTGTGCGTTGGTAAGCATCCATTAGTTCTGCCATTAGTTATCCTCCTGTGTGATATGATAAAAACAATAGTGTGACCCATAGTCAATAGTGATACCCAACGGATTATGCATAATGCGATAATACGGCGGTGTAAAGCCATTGTAATGCCACCAGTCTTTAATCGCCTGTAATGCATCGGCTTCGGTCTCAAATAGACCATGGTGTTTTGTTTCGTATGTTCGTGTGTCTTGCCACTCAAGTTTGTACATTAGTCTATCTCCACAAGTTGTTGTAAATACAAGCAGTTCGGTAATAGTGTTGACAAGTGAATATAATCATCTATACCACCGACCTGTTTCCATCCTGTTAATTCAATCATATCTTGCCAATACACAGTATCAGTAAGGTTTAACTGTATGTCAGTTGGAGAGAATTTTTTACCGTTGACTCGTAAAACAACTCCTCTATCAATAATACCTCTAAGAAAAACAAACTTTTGTTTGGCTATGAGTTGTTGGTTTTCAACAAAAGTTTTAATTTGTTGTCTTACAAGTGTATTCGCTATATAGTCAGTCACTAATATTAAAGGTTTGCTGCCAATGAACTTTTTACGAGACACTAAAGAGTATATATCTTTGAACTGTAGATTGTTACATTGAATGTCATATACAATACAATGCTTTGGGTCAATAGATATAGACTCAATAAACATATATATTTTAGAGGTTGCACCACTACGGTATATTTGTCGTTCAACCACAAGGTCTCCATACACAAACATTATTCCTCCTGTAACTGAGATACAATACTTCTTAGTAATGTGCTATTTGGTTTTAAAACACTGAGGGTGGCACAATAGCGTTTTCTACTGTTGTCACGAGTTCTAATACCAATAAACTCAATTAGGTCTTCCCAATTATGTGACTCGTTGTCTCCAATAGTGACATAATCCACCTGTAATTTGCTATCGGATAAGTCAACAGTACAACCCTCCAAAGACTTGAATAAGTGTAAATGTTTCTCAGCGGTCGGCAATGCTTTGCGATATAGTTCAAAGATTTTAAACTCATAGGCTTCACTTAATGCATTAATACCGCTTTCTACATCAACTGTATGTCTGTGAGAATAATATTTATCGACAGGCTTTAATGGTCTACTGTCGATGGCTTCAAAAATATCATGTCTTGGATTGTAAACAATACATTCTGCCCCATGTGCATAGTTTAGAAATACCACTGGTCTACCAAATACATCTTCACATAACTCACCTGCTATAAATTTACTCATTTGTTTCCTCCTGTGCATTAAAAATCCGCTCTTTGGCAACATCATAATACATTGGGTCTAACTCAATACCAATGAAATCACGACCCAATTCAACGGCTGCAACACCTGTTGTACCAGAACCCATAAATGGGTCAACAATGGTATATTCTTTTGGTAGAACACCGATAATATTTTTCATCACCTGTAATGGCATCTGACATGGATGCACCGTTTTTTCTGCTGAGGTGTTCTTAACGATATTAATGTTCCACCAATCGTAAATCGGTGTTCCTTGTGAGCCGTTTTCAATCAACCGTTTAATCCGTTTATCATTTGGGTTCTTATACGGTTGTAGCACCTGTTTAAAGTCTGGTGTTACACCAAAGAACGCAATGTCTCGGTGTTGCTTACGGTTGTTTGTATTATATACCCATGATACCACTTTAGTTGGTGGTCTGTCAATATCAATCGCAAGTTGATATAGCTGTTCTGGATAATGGATAACCACAGATGGATGCGATGGGTTGAACACCTGTTGTAACATATGTCTGTAATCGCCATCGCTCATTCTGTCGTGATAACCGTTGTAATGATACCCAATGTTGAACGGAGGGTCTGAAACGATAATGTATGGTTTATTTTCCGCTTGTAATTGGTTTTCTATGGATTGTAGTATGGTTCGACCATCGCATTGATGCAGCTCAATCATCATAGTCTTCCTCGAATAACATTTTTGCAATTTCTTCATCATAACTAAAGCCAAGTAGCCTTAAGATGTCGTCTTTGTCTTTTTCAGTAAAGTCTCTATGACCGTTTAGTTTGAGAGACAAATTTGTGAGACTGATTCCCAAGAGGGATGCAACTTTACCGACACCCAAATTACGGTCTTTAAACATCCCTCGCAACATTGTGTGTCGTTCTTGGTATCGTGTTCCAATGTCTACTTTGAGTCGTGCAAGGTATGTTTTGACATCTTCAATATCGTTAAAAGTGTCATCTTCTAATACATTTTGCAACTTTGATAGCAACACCGATGTTTCTTCAAACTTCTTGTAATCTTCTTCGATTACAACTCCATTAATTCGTACATGTGTTTTCATATATTCCTCCAATAGTTTGGGGCGAACGAATCGCCCCATCTTGCATTACTTACTTAATAAATTTTCCAACATTTCAACACGTTCTTTTAACTGTTGTAATTCATCTCGTTTAACATTTGTTGTTTTACCAACCTTAAAGTTTACAGATGCATTAGTCACAGAAGAAGAACCAAAAGATTGTCCAACGTAGAACATTACATTTTCATTCGGAGCGTAGAACGCACCCAATGCACCAGCGTTTGCATTTTTGTAATGTCCAAAGCCTGCACTAATAGAGAACTTGTTATGTGCATCAAAGCCATCCCAATGTAATGCACTCAAGGCAGATACAGATGCAATCGCTTTGTTTGTGCCACGTTCTAATTGGTTTACTTTATTGGTGATGTCACCCAACATTTGTTGACTTTGGTTTTCCAAAGTAGTAATTCGGTTTTCATGCCCCATAGAAACCTGTTTTAACGCTGAAATATCGCTTGTATGAGCGTTTTGAACACGCTCTAGTGTATTTGTTCGTGCACCTAAATTTGTAATCGCTTGGTGGTTATCATTAATTAATGCCATTCCAGTACCAATGTCTGCCGCATTTTGACGGATGCGATTATCAAATGTACTTACCGTTGTGCCAAGATTATAAATCTTGTTGCCATTATTTGTGATTTCATCAATGGCTGCATACAACTGAGAACCATTGACTGCATCTAAGGAATCTGCGGTAATACGACCAGCAGACACATTTTGCAATTGTCGGTTGTAATTATGGATTGCACTATAGGTGGAAGATTGTGTAGCACCAAAGGACACACTGGAGTTTGGACTGTCGCCTGCGAACACATGAGTCGTGCCATTGATGTCCATTTGACCAAACGCAACAGGGTCAGATGTTTGAGAGTTTGTGCCAATTGCCACGGAGTTCTGTACTGGGGCACTTGCGTTGTTGCCAACAACCACAGCATCAATACCACGGACAACAGAGTGAGTACCAATGACAATTGAACCTTGGTTGTCAACCGTGTTATTTGCACCGATTACGGTTTGTTCTTGGTGATTGCCAATGTAATTATTATAGCCAATTACAGAGGATTGATTCGCAGATGTTGTACCATTGCCACCACCTAAAATGATATTATCGTTGCCATTCACAGTATTGTCACGACCCAATACAATCGTATTAGTACCATTCACAACTGTGTTTGCACCGATTGCAACACTATTATAACCTGTTGCCACAGGGTTAACCGCAGATGGTTCTAAAGAGCCAATCGCAACTGGGTTTGCGAACACACCCATACTTGCCATTGCTAATACTGCGGAAATAATCATAGTTTTTATTTTGTTTTTCATTAGTTTTCTCCTGTTGTTTAATTATAAAGTTTTGTTTAATTGTTTGAAATAATCCAATACATCTTCTTTCGTTTTCTTTTTAATTGGATTAATGTCCGTTGTCGTCCAATCGGCACTTGTTAGACATTTAGCATCAATAGATTTTAACCTCTTATGCCATTGGTCGGTACAAACGTAAATAACTCCACGTTTCATCCGTAGACATTGCGATGGTTTCCAATGGTGTCTGCGGATGCCCTTACCGTTTGACATTAATTCGTATGCTTCGTGGAACCGCATTTACAACACTTCTCCTTTCTTGGGAATAAACATAAAATAACCACGCTTAAGAACATTGCCCCAAGCCATTCTTGGTTATTGAATACAAATGTTTGAATAAATGAACCACCCATCAGTAATAAACATGAGATGTCAATCATTCGTCTAATATCAAGTATTAATTGTTTGTCCATTTTCTTCCTGACCTTTCTTTAATTCTTCTCGACCACTCTTTTGTAAAAATTTCCATGACTTGAACATTGTCTTATAGTCAAGATTGATATATGTTCTATTCTTTGGGTGTTTTGGACACGCCAAGTATATCCAATGTTCATTCGCTGACCTTAAATGTTGAAGTATTGGTATTGGCTTGGTTTTACATTTGTAGCAGCCATCTGTTGTCTGACATCGGTCTAACACATCGTCAAACCCATCGCCATAGTCAATGAAATACTCTCGTTTTTTCGGCAGTTTGCGACCACCACCAAATCCATTAGATGCCATGTCTCACCTGCTTTCTATAAGTATAATACCATATGGCAACACTTATGTCAATAACTTATTTTTAATAAACATAAGATTTTTACATATAATAAAAAGAGACCAACTATGTGGTCTCTTGCGTTTTATTTGTTTGTGTTGTCTGCTAGCTTTATATAATTATATTCAACTATAGCGTTTGTGCTTGTAGACCATGAAGTCTGTCCAGATGTGTATACAAAATAGGCTCCATCTTCATACTTAGCAAAATAACGAGGTTTCCAATTTTGTTTGTTATCATCTCTGACTAACACAGGCGTGTCAACAGGCACCTTAGACCAATCGACTACATCAATATGGTCTTCAATCGCAATGTAATTTCTATCGATTAATAAATCTTTAGCGACCAACGTGGAAAAATATGAGACAAACGGATATTTCTCTCCATCGCAATACATAAATGTTATATCACGGAATACAGGCTCTTGTTTTGATAACATATGAACACCGTTATCTGGGTTGTAAAACAAGTATTTAAACCCAAGGTTATAACATTCCTTGAACCAAGCGGTAAGACCATCTTGTGTTAAATATTTTGATTGTAACATATGTACCTCCTGTTATTCTGCAACTTTTGTGTACAACGCATTGTAAAGCAACATGTCTAAACTACTGTAAGCACGGTAGTACAACTCATACAATTCTTCATATGATGCACCCTGTTCGTTAAACTTGGACATTGTATCCTCAACGTCTTTAACAATAGATAAATACTCTTGTTCGTCAATAATGATTTCTGTCATTTGTTTCCTCCTGTGTTAATACATACGAACCCATTTCATGCAGCCAATGCGTAAATATCGCAAGTATTCTTCTTCTGCCATTTCTTGATAATTCTTGCGAACCTTTGCTCGCTTGGCATACTTGTGTACAGTACATAGATTACCTCGGAAATCCCATGTGTCGATTTCATCTATCAATATCAATCCAGCACCGACTTCATTTAGTTTACTGTCGATAAATTGTCGATGTTTCTCATACATCTCTATTGGCATTGCATAATAGAGATACTTAACATGTTTATGGTCGTGATACCGTTTCTTGTTAAAGTCTCGTTTAAAATCTTCAATGTTGGTCTTTATTTCAACCTCTGTCAAGAACCGTTGATTATGTTTAAAGTATATAAAGTCAGCTTCATACTCAGTGCAGTTATCACCAAGCATCAATACATTGGGAATACATATGTATTTTAAATACAGATGAACACCCAAGGCTTGAATTATATCGTGTTCTGTCATAATACCTCCAATTCCGCAATCTGTTGTAGATATTCCAAAACCTCGTCAAGAGAGATATTTGTGACATCCCCATCTGGCAACAACCGTGTACCATGGTAAATCACGCCGTCTTTCAATAGTGCCAAACAAAAGACACCATCGTCTTCGGTATACTCGAATTGAATAACGGCTACATCATAACCATTGTTAAACGAGAACCACCACATTTGGCGTTCTTCATACATCATGTTCTTTGGCAATATCGTGGTGTATTTAAACCCATGATGTTTTTCTAGTGCCTGAATAATTGTTTTATCCATTGTTCCTCCTGTGTTACAAACAATTTGTTTACATCATTATGATACCATGGCTGATTGCGTATGTCAACAACAAAATAAAAAAAAGACGGAAGAAATTAATCTTCCGCCATACGATAATGCCATAACGCACAATCGTCTATTTCACAAGCCTGCACTTCCGCAAGTGTACCGCAACAACACTCTCTACATTTCTTATGGATTGCTTCCAAAGGTGTCTTTGGTTTTGATGGCTTGCGTTTCTTTTTATTTGTTTTCTTTGGCATGTTCAACTGCCTTTCGCAAGTGTTCTAATTCAAGAACACGGTCGATGTGGTCGTGTACTCGCATTTGTTTATTATTGCGTTCGCCAGATAATTCGACAATGGATGTACCACAATCATTTGGTCGATAACCCTTGTCTGCGGAATAACCGCCCCAACCAAGGAATGAACCTGTTTGGACATCCAAGTGTTCAATTAAAGACCAAGCCTTGGCAATACGGTTGGGTTCTGCGACCATGGTTCTCTCATAGGTTGTCTTATGTAGATGTTCGTAGAACGTAATATCGGTATGCAGCCATTCCATTTTATCAGGTTTCTTTGAGTTGTGCCACGTACCGATAACATACAGGTTCTTGTTAACATTAAAGAATACCGATGACATGCCATGGTAGAATGGAACACCTAATAGCTCAGCGAGCATCTGCTCTGGGATTAAACGGTTGTGTTTCAACGCTCGTTCATATCCATGGTTGCCACTTCGGCAGAACAAGATGCGGTCTTTAATCGGTTCTAACAAGCGGTATGCCGTAAGTACTTGGTCTCCACCATGTTCCGATTGCTCAAATATCGATGATGCGGAACTGGTTGTTGCATTATCTGTAGAGTCACCACCGATAATTAAATACAGATTGTCAATCGTTTTGACTTGAGAAATAAACTTCTCAAATGCTTCACGATTATGATAGATGTTACCAACATGGATGTCGGATATATCTGCGATATATGCTCGTTCCGATTCCACTCGCACATCTATTTTATTCACATTTAGTGATTGTTCAGCAATATTCAAATTCGTTTCTCCATATCTTTCAAACGTGTACATTGGTTGCCACAGAAATTGCAAATTGTTTGGTTATCGCCGAATGACTCATCGAGATATTCAACCGCTTTACAAGTAGTCATAGGTCTTTGTTCGCCTGCGTACTTATACATACGTTTAAATGTTTGTCTTGCAGAGTCAAATGGATAGTTAACCTTGATGGTTGGTGTTTTCGCTTCATAACATCTAATGCTTGGTCTCAATACATCTTCGTCAAGTACACCATTGGAAATCAACTCAGATAAAACTTGTTGTGCAATACCCAAGGACTTCTTGAGTCGTCTTGAGGTTAACATTTTGTATTCACCAAAATGTTTGGCTATGTCGCTAACTTTCATTCGCAAGCCATAACGCATCATGAGTCGTTTCATACTGCTAGAGCCGACTTCTTTTCTGAGTCGCAAGAACGCATACATTAACTCTTTGATTTCTTCTTGTTCAATCAAGATATCCTCTGGTGAGCGTTCGTAATCAAAATCTCTGTAGCGTTTCATCTTGCGAACCAATTTCTTTGATATTCGCTCTTGGTCGAACTCTTTAAAAGACATACGATTATCAAACTCGTGTATTTTAAACAGTTCATCAGAATTAGAGCAAAAGAACTCCATTAGTTTATTCATGCGACCACCGTATATCTTTCATCAACACCTGTAATTCGTTTAGAGCGTTCTCCGATTGATTGACAACGGTCTGTACGGAAATCACATTGCACGATTGTACCGACATGTCTACTGTTATGCGTTATCTTGCGATAGTTGCCTTTCGTACGTTTCTTCTCTTGTTTTTCTGTTTCCTCGTCTTCACGCAAGAAGATTACCTCTGGTGAAATAGAATATAAATACTGTTGGATTGTCTCCCTGTGTTCACCGAATATTGATACTCTGTATAACTCCCCATTTCTAAACATGTCCACTAAAAACATATATCTTTTAAACATGGATGTGTTTTTTATCTCCCATTATTTGTTCGTTGAACCTGTTCCACCTGTGCGTTGGTCGATTGTATCATCGTTATCAATCAAGAAATATTTAGTGAAAATACCTTGAACGATACGTTCGCCTGCTGAAATATGTTGAGTAGTGTCGCCATAATTGTATAATACAACCATGATTTCACCCTCGTTTTCTTCATTATTGTAATAATCGGAATCAATAACCGATGCACCAGTCGCCAGCATTAATTGGCGTTTAATACCAAGGCTTGAACGTACTCGTAAATCCAAGTATTCATCTGGTGGCATATATGCTTTAACACCAGTACGAATTAATATAGATTCCTTTGGCTCGATTATGTAATCATCATAAGCATAGAAATCATAACCAGCACTATGGATTGACCCTCGTGTTGGTCTTCTAACGATTGCTCCTAAGCGTGATACATATTCAAAACCTCGTACTCGCTTTACTATTGGTTTAAGACCGTGTTGTTTTCGTATTGCATTTAATGTTTGACCCATAATCCATCCTCCGTTATTTTACACTAGAACTTCAACAGTAATATACTGTCGTCCAAATTCAATCGCATCATCGTATGATGGCATCCAAATGTCAATAGCATTAGAATAGCCACCACCGAAGCGGTCTTTAACAACATACGTTCGACCATTGATAATTACTCGTGTACCGAACGGTAAATCGTCACTTGCGATTGCTCCATCGTGTGTCCATTCACCGTTTGCCATTGTACCACGGTCTGCATATGCAGATACCTCAGCTTGCATTTGGTATGCATGCGATGGAATTAAACCACCGAGGAATAACACAAATGCAAGCAAACCCAGTCGTAACATATCTAAGCGTTTTTTCATATATTTATCTCCTGTTGTCGTAATATTCAACAATTTGTTTAATCCATAAGTAGCATATATAAATGAACCCAATAAACATTAATGTGGCAATTAATTTGTGCACCAGCACTAGAATAATTAAACAGTCCATGATTGCACCGCATCTATAGCATGGTTTAATTCATCAACGATACTGTCTTGTGCTTGATACCCAAGTTGCATCGCCCAAATTAATCCAACAGTCAATGTATAGTCATTTAATAACGCACCTGATACAATCTTGTTGACTTTAGATTGGTTATCTTCGTCTAAGCGATACACAGCAATCAAGTTTTCTTTTTCGACTTCATCGAACTCGGAGACGGAATATTCTTCTTCGATGTCGCCTGATTTGTTAACAAATGCATGTACGATAATATCGCCATGGAATACAGTAAAGGCTTCATCAATTACACCCAAGTCGCACAAGCATTTATCCAATGCTTCACCATTCAAGAACGCTTGACGTGCAATCTCGCTGGTGTCCTCGTCTACATCGCCTGTTAAATACACAAGCCAATGCGGATGTAATTTACGAATGTCTTCACAAGATGGTGAGCCTGTGGATGTCAAACAATAAGATTGACCGTTGAACCACAACAGTTGTTCTCCCCAAAGTTTATTTAAACCATCTGTATTTATTAATTTTTGTTCTAGCATAATGCAATCTCCTGTTATGGTGTAATATCGTAAACCTTGAACTCAATGCGTGGATGCTCACTATAACGTTTTCTACAGATTACATCACACACTTGATTATCATCGTGCCACACGATACCACTCAAGGCATCCATGACACCTTTTAATACGTTATCAACATCTGGTTTCTTAGTCGGTAGAATTAAGCCTGATTTCATATCTTCTCGGTCTTTCTTGCGACCACCAGATGGTATCTTTCGGTAAATATCAAGTTCAAACAATAATGGAACTTCCGTTACATCTTTGGGATGCTGTATAGAGTCTTTAATCAGTTGTTTGTAAGCCTTAGACTTCGGAGGGTCGTATGCTCTTACGAAACGACCTCGTCCACATAGGCGTGGACGACCCTGTGGAACAGGTTCACCCATTACCGTTGCTGAATAGATTAGTTTCAAGTATTAAACCTCCGCTTTATCGTACAATCGACATAATGCATCTGTAATATCATCGCAAGCCTTGTCCACGAGATGAACGGCTTCTTGCTTGGATAGGTCAGATTCTAACATTCGTCTGCGAACTTCTGCCTTAAGTTCATTCATTCTATAATCAATAATCGCAATCATGTGTAATTCTTTTACCATAGTCTATTCTCCGATTATGTTTTTGATTTTGTCAACTTGTGCTTTTAAATGGTTTAAGTCCTTAGAATTGTTAATCATAAAGTCACATTGACTCTTAAGTTCATCAACAGACGTCTCTGACACATCATTAAGCCGTGTTTCATCGCACGAACCATCTCTTTTCTTCATTCTCTTAATACGCTCTTTTTTGTTCGCTGAGATGAAGATTGAGACATTAAACGATGGGTCTCCGACATCCAACTCTTTTAACATGTCAAGTTCGTTTTGATAACGACAATCAGTCACGATATATCGACTTGGGTTGTCTATGAGTAGCTGATTCTTTAAGACAACAATCCAAAAGTCTTTAAATAAAGCTCGTAATCCATTACCAAGTGCTTGCAGATGCTTCCGTTGTTTGCCCTCTAAGACTGTTTTCTCAATCGTTTGTACCACAGGTAGAATACCTTGTAATTCTTCGATTGAATATCCACTTAGGTCTGATAAATATTTCATACCTGCATCTACACCCTCTGATTGAACAATGGAGACCATCTCTTTAATGGCATCTGCATATGCATATTGTGGAATGTCACCAAACATTTCAGCAACAGTATCTTTACCAACACCAGCACGACCAATTAATATCATCCTACTACCTCCGCATCCGACACGTCTGCGTTTACAGGCTCTGCATCGAAGTTGAAACTAAAGATTTTCTGTAAACGCTCTTGTGTGATATATTTTGTATGTTTCTTTTTGTCTGGGAAATACAGTCTCACTCGTGGTGCTAAATAGCCTGCTTGACTTCGTTCCCCATGTAGTTTTGTACAGATGTAAAACTCGTCACCAACGCTTAAGTCATTAACAAATGCTGTTCTCGATTGTCGATGAATTGCTGTGACTCGGTAACGGTCAACAGTACGAAACTCTTGAGTTTTTATGTTTAACATTATTTCTTAATCCTTTCTTGATAGTATGGACAGCAGTATGCCACCGAGCAGTAGTCTTTACATTTGCGACCCATGGGATATGTCTTAGATACCCATCTGTCTTTTGCAGAACATTCTCTTGGTAGTTCTTGCTTAGCGATGGCATTTACCAAGGCATCTTTCTTGTATAACGCATAATCAAGCAACCGTTTGTCATTCACCTTAGGCAGTTGTATCAAATAGCATTGTTTATTTAGATTGAATGTTTTAATCGTATTGATTGGCTCTTTGATAATCACCTGTAAAAACATGTCATTAATTGGTATGCCGTGTTTATTCAATAGAATACGATATAGATTTTGCTGTTTACAGTAATCACCGTAATGATGTAAACCATCGTACACCCATTGTTGTCGCATCTCGGTTTCACCCTTGCGTTTACCACGAGTGATTGTATATGGTCGCCACAAAGGTCTACCACCCATCATTGTCGCACACTTGTATGCACCAACGACTTTATAATCATACAAGGTATGATGCTCTAGGTCAATACAGTCCATCTGACCTGTGAGACCCTGATAATTCAATCGAAACTCGCCTGCGTAATTCTGTGGTAGACAATTCTCAAGAATACCATGCATGCTTGTGCCGACTGTTGCAGCAATCGAGGAGAATGGATTGATTGTCTCTGGATTGTTTGCCTTTAGATACATATATAGTGTTGGAGACAATACCTCTGTGACTGAGAAGTGGTCTCTATTTAAGTTCCTGAGACGACTTGCGTTTACCAATAGTGGTTTAGCAAGACATCGTTGCCCCATACGACATTCTTTCATACAATCTTTCACAAGTATGGTTTTGCCGTCAGGACACAAGAATGAATTTTCTTTCATGTATTCACCTGCTTTCGTATATATTTATTATACAGTATCTATCTATGTTTGTCAACAGTTTTCTGCATAAGAAAAAGACCCAAGCGTGAAAGGAGGTAAAACGCTTGGGTCTTTTAAAGGAGTACACTAGATTTAACGTGCCAGTGCGAACACTAAAGATTAAGATGATGGTTTGTAGAGGATTGCAAAATGTTTTCGTCTTTTGCTTGACGCTATTGCGTACGCAACAGTAGTAGTTGTGTGCACCTAGCAAGATTTGAACTTGCATCACGAGAAGATGATAGAATCGTTGCTTTTCATTAAGCTATAGGTGCATGAACGACTTGGGTTTTACCCCAAGTCAGTCAGGAGGAAAAATCATGCGTATCTCTTGGACTGTTACCCAAGACATACGATGTATGCCATCCGAATAGAAAACCCTTGAGTAATCTATTCGGTGATACAATGGCGTACCATATGTATCTGGCTCTGGAGGAAAGTGTGGGATTCGAACCCACGGAACATTTCTGTTCAACAGTTTTCAAGACTGTCGCATTAAACCAGACTCTGCCAACTTTCCATGTGAGTCGGCTGAGAAAACAGTGTACATCCGTTCTCTCTCTAACGGCAAGCCAGCTCATACCGACCACCCCATTAGCTAGATGGAATGGATTTAATGGTGGAGACTATTGGAATTGAACCAATGCAAAACATAGGGCTTCAACCTATTGCTCTACCTACTGAGCTAAGTCTCCATGGAAGAGATACTAAGAATTGAACTTAGAATTGCAGAGTCAAATTCTGCTGTGTTACCATTACACCATATCTCTATGTGGTGCCGTTGGGAGGATTCGAACTTGCAACTCTCTGGTTAACAGCCAGATGCTCTACCATTGAACTACCCAAGAATAAATACAACACCACTATATACTATCGGATTTGCACTCGATATTTCCGCCCAAAAGGACGTTGTTTTACTCTTAAACTAAATATATAGCTGTTGTGTGGCACACATAGTAAAACATTCCATGGCTACGTTCTACCCTTAACGGCAATGTATGAATACCGTTTTGGAGGATGGTACAGGATTTGAACCTGTGGTCGTTTTAATGAACGACATCTCTTTAGCAAAGAGACTCAATAAGCCACTCTGACAACCATCCATGTCTACCGCCATACAATCCTTGTTGTATCATTCGACCACCGAAAGATTGCAATCTCGATGTCTTATGTTCATATACGTCTATACTCATCGGCGGTAGATGCTATAGCGTACCTGTTGTAACTTGACAGGCTCAAGTGAGTTTTAACGTCTTCACAATGACGGCGGTAAATATAGAGCGTACTCTACATTTTTACAGATGATGTTATCGTCTTGTCTGACGGTGTAATTATGAGATTACACACCCTTGTTTTTGATGTTTGTTTGTCGCACATCAACTAAGCGACCTGTCTTTTACATCTTTAGTGATGGTTTACAGTTGTCTCTGACATGTTTTCTCGTCACATATAACGCCACACTTTTGACACGGTAGTCAGCACCGTATGCTATTTGGGTCTCTTGGGAATCGAACCCAAGCTCAAGTGTACTGATTGCATCCTGCAACGACCCATGTGTGTCAACGGATGTGACTCCGTTGACTATGTTAAGAAAGGAGGTGCACCAAGGAGGAACACAACCCTTGGTACACTATTATAATAACACTTGCAGTCGTATATGTCAAGTATTAATTTGTGTTTTTATGAGAAATAATTTATCTCTGTTAAATGAGATGTTTTATTGTCATACTTGAATTGGAAGATATTTGCTGGTCCTCGCAGTTTTCTGCGAGTTTTACCAATTTTAACATATGTATGGTTCTTAATTTTCTCACGCTCGTCAAAATCAAGTTGCGTGTCAGTCATATACGGTCGCCATAACAACAGAATAATATCTGCGATAGCTTTAAGTGCATTAGAACCTTTGATATATCTCAAGATTGGTTCATATGGTTTCTTACTTTTTTCTTTACCAAAGGTGTTTTGAGACTCCTCGTTGAACTGACAAAGCATAAACAAAATCAAATTGAATTTCTTAACGTATTCTTTCATTTTGTTTGCATTTTTTGACAACACAGGAATGTCGTCAATGTCAGGTATCAAGTGGAAATGGTCGAATATAACAAAATCCACAGGGAAATCATTAGCATAACACGCTTCGGTAATCTTCTCAAGGTCTTCAATGGTCTTATTCGGTTCGTCAACAAAGCGTACACGCTTATCCAATACAGATGCCACTTGAGAGTAAATCTCAATGCCTTGTTCTGTTTGCAACATCTCGAATAACTCGTCTTCTTCAACCTCGAGAATTTCCTTGACAATTTCAGCTAAGAATTGACCTCGTGGCATCTCCAATGAGAAAATCAAGACATTATCCTTTGAGTCCATCAACCGATGTGCGGCAACCTTAGCTGCAAAGAATGATTTACCTTGGTTGGTATACGCACCAAGCAATACGATTTCTCTACGCTTGACACCATTGATAGCAAAATCCAAGGATGGAAATCCAAGGGGAACTCCCTCTTGACCGATAAATGTTTTCATGTCTTCAAACGAGTCTTTAAAACCATGGACTTTTTCCCAAAGTTCTTCACTATTGGATGCGGTCACATCGAGATAATTTTTGACATCCTCAATGGTTCTGTCCCATCGTTTTGCCAGCATGGTTGCAATATCGGCAAGCACCATTTTGTCGTTGACTGACTTGCAGAACCGAGATGCTTTTTTATATTGGTCTTCTTTCCTTGGGTATTCCTCGAGTAAAACATTCAAACAAGTAATATCCAATGGTTCAGTCTCAAGTGAGCCAATGTCAACATTCTGAACTAACAAGTCGTTATAATCTTTACATTGTTTTTCCATTAGTCCTCCGATAGCGTAATTACGGTATTGGATTTCTTATGGTATTCATCGACATAATATTCATTGGTTTCACCATTAAATGTTACTTCCCAATATATATGGTCGTAATCTTCATGTGTTGACATAACCAATGCTTTGTGGTTTTTCAATGTTTTTGAGAACCAAACAATATTTAAGGAATTAAATACCTCGCTGATATATTGTATTCGTGCTGTCGTTGATGTAAATGCAGCTATCGGAAATAATAAAGACCGAATAACTACTTGTTGACAATTATCAATAAATTTATTCATTACCATGTAACCTCCTGTGGTGTTCAATAATCTTCTTCCCAAGTTCGTAAACAATTGGAATAGACACGGAATTACCAGCTTGTTTATACAATTGTGCGTTCGATTGTATCTTTGCACAGGTATCAAACTGTTGGTCTGTAAATCCTTGTAATCGCCAGAACTCTCTAGGGGTCAACTTGCGTATTACATTGGGATTGCGACTTAATAATATCTTTGGTTCAATACCACCGCCCTTGACACACGTCAAAGTTGGGGATAACCCATGTGGTGAATATATGCGACCTCGTTGTGGATTGCCACCAAAAGATGTTGTCTTGATTATGTTTCCGACTTGAACAATAGATTGTTCGCTTTGGTCTGGTCGGTATAAAATGTCTTCGGTACATCCGTTTCCAAGATGTCCGATAATGTACACCCTTTCACGGTTTTGTGGTAGTCCAAAGTCTTTCGTGTTGTACACACGCCAGAAGACATCATACCCTGCTTTGTCCATTTCAGACAACATTCCGTAGAACCCCCATCCGTTGTCGATAGATAATAAGTTCTTAACATTTTCAATGAACAACCATTTGGGTTTATGTTTTGTTTCATTCAATAACCTCATGACCTGATAAAATAAACCGCTCCGAGTATTTTCCATACCCTGTTTCAATCCTGCGATTGAGCAATCTTGACAGGGAAAACAAAAAGACCACAGGTCTGCATACGGCATCTCTGTACCGTTTAATGCATGAATATCTGGTGAAAACCAAAGATTATCCGTTGGGTATAACGCACGGTATGATGCTTGTGCATATTTATCTTGTTCGCACCAACCAACGCACTCCATGCCAGCTTTGGTTAAGCCAGAGTGGACACCGCCGATACCAGCGAATAAATCAATGAATTTCATATAGACCTCCTGTGTTATATTTTAACGGTTTTTAACCTTGGTTTTATCTCATAACCAATACCACCATCAGCATCTCGAATAAACCGAACATCGACCAAGTGAGAAATGGCACTCACAGGCAGCTTACGCAATTCTTCTTCGGTATAATTCGATGCCAAGTGTAGTAGTAATGCTGTGTCAAGACTCTTGCGAACACTTGTGGCAAACGCTCTTGTAACCCATTGTATCATATCCAAGCGTGGTTCGTCAACGTATAAATTGCGGTTGCAAAACTTTGTAGATTTCAATTTGATATTTTTGGTCTGCGAATTACCTAACATAGTTAATATTTTCTGTTCTAGTGTCATTGAATCAACCCTTGTGTCTAGCATGGAATGTCTTCTATTTGGTAGAATGTATCGTGTAAAACAAGTCTACCATCTGCTTGCATCTCGTAATGCCCTAGTTTAAAATAAGCGTTATCATATGTGCGACTAAAGCCACCAAGTTGTTCATAACGATTATTTAACGCACAAAATTTCAAAAACATTTCTTGTTGTCCTGTGGTAAACTTACGAAGAACTTCTGGATACTTCTCAGGCTCATCTAAGAAATCATAAAAGTCTACACTATTGAAGCCGATGGTTTCATGAAAGACTTCATCTAAATGTTGTTCGTCATACTGTCCTAAAGCCATAGAAATAATATCGTATTCTTTATTCTCTGCTTTTTCTTGAAGAATCAACTCAGACCACTTATGCTTGGCTGCACTTAGATGAAAAAACATATATTCAGGACTTTCGATATAATCCTCGTATTCTCCTGAGCATAACGCCAAAATGTAAACATCCATTATTAAACCACCTCCTAATCGTCATTGCGTTCTCCTGTATACCACTCTTGGTAGTCGTCATTATCGTTTTCAATATGGATTGTAATATCATTGTTAAATAGATATGTCAACAAATCTTCTTTGGTCTGAAACATATCTTTGGTAATAACATTCCAAGATTGATGGTCAACATATGCATCAACTTCACTAGAATCACCGTATTCTTCTGGCAAATTGACAACGATGTCTAATTCGTTTAACCATTGTATTACTTGTTTAAAAAATGGGTCTTCTTTAATGACACCCCAAGTTTTATACTGGTAAACGGACGACATAAGGTAACTAAGTTTTCCTGCTGGAGAAGATAACACATCAAATCCCCAACCGTATTCGTCAAAATACAAAGGCATATACGAATACATTTCGTATTCCTTTGGTTTCTTTGTTAGATGCAATTCTTTAATGGCAAAACACAAGTCGTCTTTTGGTTTGTAATTGTAGTCACGCAAGACTGTATTCTTGTATGCCAACGAATGTGCAGAGCTAGAGTTTGTTTCAAAGACTCCATTGCGTATTAGTTTCACTTGTCTTCCTCCATAGGTTCGTAAATAAAAACAGTTTTTGGTTTCGGTCTTACTTCGAAAAATTCCCAGTTATCTCTATCTTGCATACTGTTGTGCTCATTGTAAGTTAACTTAAAATATCGACCATCAACACATTTAAACACAACCCATCGACCACTATAGTATTCATCTACCCAGTCTATACCAGAGTCTTCTTCCATTAAATAATCTGGATAATCCCAAAGAAAATCATGGAATAACTCATCTCTATCACTATAGTTTGCTTGTAATAACGCATCCAAGTGTGAACTTTGTTCTTTAGTTAAATTCATTAGTAATCCTCCGTATTTACCTCGATAGAACAAATGTCAATAATTAAATCATCGTCAAACAAATATTCGTACAAGTCTTTTGGTGTTTGAAACATGTCTTCTTGAAAAATATTTTGCGACAAAACCTCATCGACATAATCTTCGTATTCACTATAGTCTGGTTCTTTTAACGTGATACCAATATCAGATAACCAATACTTTACTTTTTTATAGAACTCATCGACAAATATGGAATCAAAGTTATATTCACTATAGATGTAAGACAATAAAAACCATAGCTTTTCTTGTGAATTGCACAACTGTTGTTGTTTCCACAAGTAGTTATCAAACTTAACATTCCATACAACATTATCAAACATTGGTGTATACCCAAGTTCGCCGTATATGTCTGTAATGGTTGTATCCCTTGGCGTTTTCTTTTGTAATCGTCCAACAATTGCCATAGAATGACAAGAAGAACTGTTGGTTTCAAACACGCCTGCTCTAATTAGTATCATGCGACACCTCCGCTTGTTCACAGTATTGAAAATACGAACGTAAATCAGTTTCGTCAAAACGTTTGATGTTATTCCGTGTTCTGCTGGATGGAGCAAAGTATTGTTCCACCGCATTGATATACATGGAATGTTCGCCTTGGTAAAACGATTTGTATTCTTCATCTGTAATTTTACCACGGATTTCTAATTGTTGCAACCCCAAGTTATCAAAAGATACAATGTCAAAGATTTTTGTCAATTGCATAATATTGGATTTCCATTGCTTGTGTTCTGGCGTGTCCAAGTTGACCTTACCACGGTTGAATCCAAAGTCTTTTTCACCCAAGACCAACAACTTGTGGTATTTCACAGATAGCTCTTTTACATCGTCAAAATTATCAATCCCATTAATTACATGGATAACCGTATGTGGATAATCAGCAATCCAATCTGGTAGCGATAAACACCCCTGTAACGAACGATAAGAGATACCAAGACCAAACACATAGGGCAACATTTGTTTTAACCCTGTATCGCCATATTGCAAGATATAACGTTCGTTCATTGTGATGTTGACAACCAACCCAAGTCTGTATAAGTTCTTGACAAATTGCACAAGATTGTCCGTTACTTCGTTTACACCTAGTGCGATTTCTGTCCCACGTGGTAATTTTGCATCCATCAATATCTGCTGCAAGATACCATAGTGACATTCTTGACCGTTGACCAATGCAGATTCGTGACAAAATGCACAAGTAGATTTCTGCGTTTCCACGTTATAACCATATGGACATTGTGTAGATACACGAATATCAATGTTGAGTGGTGTATGTAATGTCAATGGTTCGTTATCTGGGTATTCTATGATGCGTGTGCCATCTCTTAAGTCAAGCCAAATATTGGCATTTCCATTTGTATATTTCATGATTTTTCTCCTGTAATAAATTAACCAATGTACTTATCGTTAATCTCCAGTAGACTATGTGGTGTAACCTGTAAGTCGTAATCCTTGTATTTAACCAACACCATGGCAACCAACGCAGTCACCATTCGGCATACACTTAAAATGCCAAAGATGCCAATTGTTAATGCAATTAGCGTTGGTTGTTGCATGTTTAATACCAATAACAAAACCACATATAGTGTCCAATAGATTACACGAAATGCAAATACTGGGTGTTGTTCAATTAGATTTTTCATTTATTTTCTCCTGTTGTAATAAAAAGTCACCCCATTGTTTAGCCATCGCATCTGCCATACCCTGAAATGTCTTAGAGCGTAAACGTCTGCGTTCTTCGGCAGATTTTGTTTCAGTTAATGCATCTGAAATCCACTTTTGCATCCGTTTGCCACTTTTGAAAGTCAAAGTTTCTCCCTCAGAAACAAGCTCTGTTGGTTCTAACAAAGGCAACCCCTTGAGCCATAAACATGTGGTTTTTCGTGCTTGGTCGCCAAACATAAACGGTTGCACGATTTGGTCTGGCTTACGGTATCTCGTTGACATAACACCAACAGGGTTTTCTACTGCAATATAATCAATGTTTGCATCCATCATAGCCATAAAGAAGTTTGCACCATCTTCTTGGTCTTTCTTGCGATTTGGGAACTTTGGATGTGGTCTACGTTGTTCAATCGGTAGATGTTTATCCTCAGGATGATAATACCATTTTGCACCACTAGATGTCAAGTATGTACACGGTGGATGTGCAATCATGAGATGCCATTTGTTGACAAGCACAAGATTACCGCTTTGGGTAACACCGCCTTTACGCTTGATTACTTGTAGTGCATCATCTTGAATATGCCACTCTGGATGTCCACCAGAGCATTTAACCAAGTCACAGCTATAGGCGTTAAACCCAAGTTTTCTAAAGGCTGCACAAACGGTTTGAGACTCTTCGCATGCAATCAATACATTCATTAGAACTCAACCTCCTGTAAATCACAAGGCATAATAACAAAAGATGTTTCTCTAAGTGTGTCTAATGTCAAGTATTTGACACCATCTTTTTCCACAGCCATCTTATCCCATGCTTTATCATAAGAGTCGTCTACGAACAGGTCTTCAAAAGCAATAGCTAGTGTTGTATTTTTTGTGACCTTAGCAGGTTCTTCGTATTCTACCTCTTCAATGTCTTCTGGCTCATAGATAAAACCGAGTCTTTCAACAGCCATCAGAGGTAGATAATTGGTCTCCCCAACAGTAATAATATGTTCTGCCATTCTACCACAGCAATAATCGTTTTCTCCAAACAAGTTTTCAACTTTACATACTAACATAATTATTCCTCACTTCCGTTACTAGTACTTGGATATTTAACAACACGCACGTTTAATTCTGGTGCGTACTTATTAATGTCTTCTCGTGTCTTCAACAATGCCTTTCGACCTGTGGCATCGCACTCTGGATTATCAACAGCCAATGCGAATGTGATATCTCCATTATATCGCTTTTGCAACTCCCAGAGTAGACCGATTTGGTCTTTAGTCAAGCGACCACCAAGATACCCAACGCATGGCACACCTTGTTGATGTGCTGACATAACATCGAGATAACCCTCGGCAACATGCAGTACACCGTTTGGTTTTAACATTTTGATGGCTCGATGATAATTAAACAGCAGTTGACGTTTGATGAATACATCGTCTTCTCTTGTGTTTTTATATTTCGGTTCATTGGTCTCCTCTAGTCGTCTCTTGGAAAATCCAACGATACGACCATAAGCATCTTGAATTGGGATTACAATCCCAGAAGATTGCACACCCAAGAAACCACCAGCATCATAACCAATCAAGAACTCGTCTAGGACTGCATCATTGATACCACGCTTAATGTTCATATATTCACGAACGGCATCAACGGCTTTGTGATACTTCATGGCAACCTTAGTGTTTTGACCTACGATGCTTTTCTGCTTTTGGTATGTTGGGTCGTCTGTTGATACCTCGTACTTTTCTGCCAAGGCTTCAACCGCTTGATAGAATGGTAGACCCTCTACTTCGGCATAAAAACCGATGGCATCACCAGATGAACCACATCGGTGACAATAGTATCGGTCACCCAAGATACAGAACTCTGTTGGATTATCCCCATGACATATCGGACATGTTCCTCGTGGCACTTTACCGCCGTTTCGTGATAACGTGGTGTATTCTTCCACGAGTTCTTGTATATCTATCTTATATCGTAGTGTTGAGATTGTGTTCATACCAATTATATTCCTCCTGTAGTTTTTTAATCAATGTATTCATCTCGTAATCTATTGTATCATCAAAACAACACTTTAGCAAGTATAATGTGTTAACTAGTTCTCTCACAGGGACAGGCTTGTTGTCTCTGACTTCTATAAGCGGTAGATACTCACTAATCGGTTCAACGTGTGTAATGAATTTTGGGGTAACCGAACAGTTGCGAACCACTCGTTCACGGTCAACTAGATATAACTCCTCAAATGGACTATATGGATTTTCCACATGCTCCAACACACTCAATAGTTGTTGATACGATGTTTCAATACTACGGACAATCTCATCAGCATTATCAAAAGAACCTTTGATGGTTGCTCTACGTTTATTGATAAATTGAGACACAGGCATTTGTTTATGTGTCATAGCAGACTTTTCACTAAGATAACAAAAGTCTTTATGTCTAAGGGATGTTAAGTACTCTCCATTAGATAGAATCAATAAACCGTCATTTGTTGGTTGTATTGTTTGATACCCATGTTCATAAACTAGCTCCATCAACTTTATTAAATTCTTGCGAATGTCTAATGAGTACAATAAATGAAAGTATCTTAAATTGTCTTCAATCTTCATGTTACCCCCAATAGTTTAAATCTGACATTTCCCATATCTCAAGCTCTGTCTCTGGATGTGGCTTGCGAATAATAAATATAAACGTCTCGTTCTTCATGTAGTCAAAGATAAACAAATATGAACGCTTATCTCTTTGATATGAGCCAAAGCCAATATGTTCGATATTCCAATTTCGTGCAAAAGGTCTTATTTCTTCTTCAAACACAATCCTGAGTGCATTGCCGACCAACTGATAATCAAATGGCTTGTGAGTATCTGCAATAGATTCTAATTTGAGAAATACTTCTTCTTTATTTGCTGTTTTTAGCTTGGCTAAATATTTATGACTATTGAGTCTAGTGAAGAATGTATTTACGTTTATGTCTTCAATTTTTCTCTTTGGCGTTGGTTTCTTTTTGTTAACAACCAAGAACCCTAGTTGGTTAACTCTACGCATTGTCGTCTAACCATTTCTTAATGTCAAATTGTTTACGTTCTCTAACGGTTGTGTTTGTATTAGCTTTTGCGAATTGAACTGCATTTAACTCGTTTGCCTGAATAAATAGGTCGGTTAAAGACATCTCTTTATATTCCAACGAGTTCATGTATTTATGTAACTTCAACATAGAGTTTTCGTCAATCTGCATAAAGAATGAACGAACCTTAAAGAACTCAGATGTTGGTTTGTTATTTTTGAACGCACCATTTTTGGTACACTTCTTAAAGTATTGCATGGCAAGTGTCCATGCTTTTTTCTTTGGTTCTTGTTTTTCAAAGTCGGTTGCCATAGTGTTCCTCCTGTCGGCTAAATAGTTTGCTTCTGACTTGTTGTACCATCATTATAGCATACCTGTATTGCCAAGTCAAGGAAGTTTTTGTCTGACTAAGAAAAATACAATCGGCTTGCCGATTATTGCGAAGCAATTCATATGGTTTGTCGTGTATCTTATGTTATTCGAACGTAGTGAGAATACATAAGATACCAAACAAGTATTCCACTACTGTATGAAAACCTTAAGTAGAAAAACAGAGAGTGAAAACATATGTATGGGGAACAACAGTTTTAAGACCAAAGTATTAATAACCAAGGTATGAACAACCAATGTATTCCATACAAATGTTTTAATCCAAAGGTATTCATACACAAGTATACTTATGTATTAATACACAGGTATATTCTTATGTATTAATACTAAGGTTTGATAGGGTATCACAAAAGTCTAAATTTGTCAAGGATAAATATCACAATTTTACACAAAATTTTAGACATAAGAATTGCATTGTTTGAACGCCAAAATACCCAAGCCGTATTTGACTTGGGTTGATTTTGGTTATCAATATTTAGTTTTAATTAAAATGGAATGTCTTCAGAGTTATCAAATGTTTCTGCCATTGGAGAATCACCAAAGGATTGAACGCTATCGGATGCAGAACCACCGAACGCACCACCAGAGCCACCTGTGATTAAGTCGATGATTTGAATACCCTTAAGTTTTAGTGACACACCGTACATCGTTGGTGTTTCATACGGTCTTGCACCCAACCATAATGCAACTTTAGAGCCTTTCCAAATTTGTGTTTTGGTGTCCATTGGTTTTTTGTTGCCATCAACTAATTGAATGATGTTCTCATGAACTGTACCGTTTTTGTCAGTAAACTCAGTCTTAGTAGTCGCCTTTAATTGCCATCCGTACTGTTTAGATTTAGTCAATGGAAACTTAGGTCTGTCAACTTCTTTTTCTTCGTCTACACGAGAGTTATGGGTTTCTGATTTTTCCCAGATGTCCATCAACTGTTGTTGTAACGCTTTGGCATCTGCATCATCCAGTTTAATTGTAATGGTATATTTGTTTTGACCCATGTAGTCGTCAACGACACCATTAATCTTACAGAATACAGACTCACCAACAGGAGTTACAACATCCACGATTTTTTCGTTTACTTTTGCCATATGCTTTTGTTCCTTTCCGTTCGGAAAAATACTTTTGAAGTTCAATCAACTTCACTTGCAATTATACACCACTTGTGATATAATGTCAATAACGAATAAAAATGTTTTCAAACAGGAGGCAAAACTATGGCAGATAACTTTATTCACTTGCATCTGCACTCACAGTTTTCAAACTATGGAATGAAAGATGCAATCAGTTCTGTAGATGGTATCATCAAGCGTGTACACGAACTTGGACAACGAGGGTTTGCACTCACAGACCATAACGGTTGCTCAGGCTTGATTGATACATATGTGCATCTACAGAAATACAACAAGAAACATGGCACAGATTTAAAACTTGTGATGGGGTCAGAGTTATATTATACATATGATGTTCACATCAAGGATAAGTCATATAATCATATCTTGTTTCTTGCGAAAAATCAAGTCGGACTTGAGAACTTGTTTAAATTAACCAGCGAAGCACATAAACATTACTATTACAAGTCAAGATGTGACCTTGATATGATACGCAAGTACTCAGAGGGTTTAATCTGTACATCTGCATGCATGGGTGGATGGTTAAAAGGTGATAACCGTGAGTCTTTAATTCCACAGTTCAAAGACATCTTTGGTGACGACTTATATTTTGAAATCCATACATATCAACATAACGACCAAAAACGTTTTAATGCAATGGTTGCAGAAATGGGTGCAAAATACGATGTTCCATTGATTGCCGCTTGTGACTCTCATTATGTGTATGAAGAAGATTACGCTTTACATAAGGCTTTCCGTGGTCGTTCTCAAGATGATGATGAAGACCAATATTATGGTTCAAACGACTTCTTTATCCAATCGGAAGCACAAGTGTTTGACCGTCTGTATCCACAATTTGGTGTTGATATGGTTGAAGACATGGTGAAGAATACCAATATTATTTTTGACACATGTAATACACAGGTTGATTTCAACTTGGATGTCTATCCAAAGTATGTTAAAGATGGCGATGTCAAACCTGTATTTCTTAATGCGTTGAGACAGGGGTATAAACAAAAGATTTTAAATCAGGTAACACCAGAATTTAAAAAGCGTGTTGACGAACGTGTTCCACATGAGATTGATATTTTGGAGCAAGTTGGATACATGGACTATCTGTTGATTACCAAAGATATTCTCGATGCTTGTCGTGAACGTGATATTCCAGTTGGACATGGTCGTGGTTCGGTCGGAGGATGTGAGTGTGCATATTTACTCGATATTACATCTTTGGATGCTATTACAAACAACTTGTATTTTGAACGGTTTGCAAACCCCAATCGTGTATCACCCCCAGACGTTGACAACGATTGCTCTAAGGTAAGACGAGGAGAAGTTATTCAATATCTTGAAGAAAAATACAAATATGTCTATCAATGTCGTACATTTTTATATATGAAAGCATCTGGAGCATTAAAAGAAGCTGCACGATGTCTAGGCGTATACCATACTATTGCAGATGCCTATTCAAAGAAAATCAAGGATGTATCTTTTGACGATGATGAAGATTTCCATGATAACGACCTTGAGTATGCAAAACTTGATTATGTAAATGATGGTAAACATCAAGAGATGTTTGAACTCGCTAAGAAGCTGGTTGGCATCATGACTGGCTTTGGTAAACACGCATCGGCAGTCATTGTTTCAAACCAAGATATTACCAAGTATTGCTCACTAGAGATGCAAAAAAATTCTCAAACAAAAGAAGAAACCTTTGTGGCATCCACAAACTTTAAACATTTAGAGTCTATGGGTTTTCTAAAAGAGGATATTCTTGGTCTTAGAACCTTGGATGTAATCAATGATTGTGTAACGATGGCTGGTGTCAAAAACAGTCTTGACTTGGCAAAATTACCTTGGGATGATAAACCTACGTTAGACTTGCTATGCAAAGGTGATACACTTGGAGTATTCCAAATGAAATCACAAGGAATGGTAAGAACTCTTAAAAGTATCGCCCCAAAGAACTTTGTCGATTTAATCGCTGTGGTTGCCTTGTATAGACCAGCGTGTATTTTAACAGGCATGTTAGATGAGTATATTGACCGCCGTAATGGTAAGCCGTTTGAGTACTTAGATGAACGATTAAAAGAACCATTAGGTGAAACATATGGTATCATGGTGTTCCAAGAACAAATTATGCGTGTGTGTCAGATTATCGCTGGATATTCAATGGCGGAAGCGGATACGGTAAGACGTGCGGTTGGTAAAAAAGACCACGATTTAATGCAGGAGATTACGGCAGAATTTGTTGACCGTGCGGTTGCGAATGGTACAGATAAAGATGTAGCGAAACAAATCTTGGACATGATTATTGCAGCCGCAAGCTATGGATTTAATAAGGCTCATAGTCAATCTTATGGCTACATGGCATACATAACGGCATATCTAAAGGCTCACTATCCGTTGGAATTTTATGTTGCAACCATCAATTCCGAGGATGGCAATCAAAAGAAAATCTTGCCGTACATCCAAGAGATGCAACGCAAGGGCATCAAGATATTACCACCTGATTTACGCCACAGTCAACGAGAGTGGACAGTCGAAGATGGTTCTGTGCGTGTCGGTCTTGCATACATCAAAGGTATCAACAAGATTGAAAAACCATACGAATATACAATAGATGCCATCTTTAGTAAGCACACCAAGCTACAATTACAAGGTCTAGTCGGTAGTGGAGCATTGGATTTCTTGGGTGATACTCATGAACTCATGGCGTTAATCCCAGAGTATAAGTCTTACGATAAAGACCGCAAGAACGCATTGGATAAAATACATGAGTGGCAATCCAAGTTGCAAGAGTATGAAGACATCATGTACACAAACGATGGCTTGTTCTCTGACAAGGAATTAAAGTCCTTGGATAAAAAGAAACAGAACATCGAAAAGAAAATCCAAGAATGGACAGATAAGTATAACTCTATAATGCTCATAGAACGCCCAAATTTGAGCTCTAAGGTGCCTGTGGTCTCTCTTAGGTATGAATACCTTGGGTGCACTTTTGAAGACCCTCTGGGGGCATATAACACGAATTTGGCAAACGGTCGTGATGTTAAGGCAATTATCGTGTCTAATTTTAAACAAAAGACAACCAAGGCAGGCAAACCTATGGCATATGTGTTCGACCATGTAGGCAACAAGTATGTCATGTGGTCTAACTACTTGGTTGAGTTACAGGTCGGTACAGGATATTATATCCAAGTGCGTGGCGACACAATCACAAAGGTTAAGCCATTGGAATTAAAACAAAATAACGCTTAAAACGCAAAAAAAATGGGGAGTATACCGTAATTGGTATACTCCCCATTTATATTATATAGAATATTTAACATACTAAAAAGACAATATCGGACATCCACTCTTGTCCGCTAGAGAGATGAAGAAGACCACCTCCGCTAACCCTTGGCGATTTTGTACACAAGGGCAGTTCCAAGAACAATGTTTAAAATTTTACTGTTGCGGTTCTGTTGTTGTGCTTTCTTGATTATCTCTTTTTGCTGATTCAAGTATATTTCTGCTTTCTCTAATGATAGCCTTTGCATTTGTAGCATCTGTTCTTGCTGCCTTAACGAGTTCTGTGCTTCTATCAATAGCTGCCGCTGTTCCTCGAGTTGCTTCAAGGCTTCGAGTAACGCTTGTTGTGACTCGTTCGTTGACATCTTGGCTATGCTCAACTGCTGTTCTAATTCGTTGATTGTATTCAACTGACTGTCTATTGTATTCTCCAGCGTGTCGAAGTTCTTCATTAGCACGTTGTATTGGCTTTGTGTCAATACGACTGTCTGCTCTGATGTAGCTCCAGATACAGATGGCACACATAAGAATAATCCCAAGAATAATAATACCGTTACGCTTTGGATTCGACATAATGTATGTTCTAATATTTTCATTCATCGTATCTCCTGTGTATCTTGTGCAGATGGCACAAGTGTGCCACGCTCATACTCAAGATTCTCTAAGATTGAAATTTTTTGTTGCAATAACGCACGTTCTTGTTTCGTTACCTGTAGTTGTACTTGTGTTTCATGCAGTTCTCTCTCGGTTTCTTCCAATTGTTTTTCGTGCGTATGTATACCACTAAACAATAGATACACACACACGAATAATCCAATTAGACACACCGAGAAGACAGTACCAACGGTTTTCCATAATGGAGGTCTCTCGATGTGACAATTCATATGTTTATCCCCCATTCGTTATTGGCGATAAACCGTGCGTTACCACGCAAGTTGTCACCACCAGACCACTCTGGGTCTCCTTGGTGGAGAACCCATAAATCCCATCGTTCACACGTTGAGTCTGGACCGTAAGTATTGTTTGGGTATGGCGTTGGGTCGTTATAACACAAGTCCATGCCATCTTTATTATCTGCGGCTTCAGCATGTGTCATTACATGTTGAATGTCCAAAGGAATACCAATTTGAACACACAATAGTGCAATCACATATGACATCGCATAAATTTGTGCTTCAGTTGGAGGTTCTGTGCCCATATTGTAGATGCCAGTCGCATCCCAACAACCGTTCATTACGATGCCGATTGAACGACTGTTTCGCATATACGTATGGTCACGGTGTTCCGTTAAGTAGTCAACATCGGTAAACAGATTGCCGTCTTTATCAATGCAGATGTGATATTTTTCTGTGTGGCTTTGGTCATAATGACCAGCACTCCAGTGTAGATAAATGTGGTCAATATAACCTCGTGCGTTTGTTGCCATGGTCATCAACTCGTCTTTTGTTAATTGTCTCATTTCGTATCACCCTTTTCGTCATTAATTACAGGAACATTTGTTTGTTGTCGTATGTGTGCTTTCGAGTCCAGTTCGTCAGATTCACCATCGCCATCTGAATCAATAAGAGCGACACCGTACGCAAGAAGTCCTGTTACAGTTTGTGTAGAGAAGATAACGGAAACAAACAATCGCAGTTCCGTTAAGAGAGACACGAGAATATTTACGTTTAGTCCGATGTGCATCGCATAGATTGCATATAACCATACAATTAAGTAAATGAATATCGGAACAAAACTGGTTGTAATTACAAATTTTACGAATTGTAGAGAACGAATATTCCCATGGGTTTCTCTCAATCGACTCCAGTATTCCTTGGCTTTAGAAAATATTGTGTCCATTGATTACCTCCGAGAGTATTCTTCCAAGGCATCAATGCGTTGTCCAATATGTTTTATATCACTTTCCATTCCACTAAGTTTGATGGACATGTTGTATCGGTCAGCACGACCTGCTTCAATGTCTTTCAAGATAGCGGCAATAGTTGTGCTTAAATTGTCAATAGAGACTTTTAATGGGGAAATAATCATGACTTTAAAAACAAAGCCAATGAAACTTCCAACAAACACAAGTATGCCACATATCAAAGAAATCATTGTTAATAGCTCCATTGATTGCCTTTCTTATTAAAAAATAAAGGGAGACGGTAGTGTCTCCCACGTTGTATTATAAGCTGTCAGAGGATTCTAAAATTGTATTGTTTCTATATCTGTAGATAACGTAGTATGGAGTTTGTTTTACAAAGAATACATTAGAAGTGCCAACTTGTAAAGCCTTTCCAATATAGTCTTTTGATTTGTTATCAGATGTAGATACTTGACTAAAGAACCTTTCTTCGTCTCGTCCATATCCTTGTGCCTGATAATAAGAGAAATCTAATTTAAGATTAACCCCATGTCCAATGCCTTTAGCAATATTTTGGAAAGATGAGTTAGAATAAGGAGCCCACATTTGGCTAGTGAGTGCATCATCTATGATTAAGGTGTCAATATCGCTAACCTTAGTCTTAACATAGTTTTTGATTTTTTGGAACTCACTTTGACCAAGCGTTGGTTGATTGTTTTTGTCGCCAACATGATTCAACTCAACAACTTTATTGTTGTAGATTGAAACACTTACTTTGTCGCTACCACCTAAGCTGAGCTCTTTTGTCTCAACCAAAGAGCCTTTATCAAATACAGCGTTTAAATTACCAAAGGCAATATTAATATCTGAAATGTGATTATCAAGATAACCAAAATATCCAGCCGTATATGAGTCTCCTGCATTAGAGCTTGAAACAGATACATTTGCAAGTCCATCTGAATTAAATTCAACAGTTTTATTATCAATTTTTACTTTAAAGTGTGGTTCGCCACTAAGAGTAAAGTTTGGATTCCCAACTAATAATGTTGACTGTAAAGCTATTGGTTTATAATTTGTTCGTGGCATTGGTTTGCCCCAGTTAGAAATAACTGCTGAGAGAACAGAGTCAACAGTAGAGTCGTCACACCAAATGTTATTCTCCAACAGTTTATTTCGTGCTTGTTCCGCTGTAGATGGTTTACCACCTCTTAAGCTGTCAAGCCATTCTCGTTCAGTACCAACGAATCCATTACGGACTGCCACACGGTATGCATCATCGCCGTCACGACCATCATGACCATCTGTGCCGTCACGACCAGCCTTACCCTCAAAGTTTGGGATAGCAACATTGACCTGTATAGGGTCAACCAAAGAAATTTTTGTAATAGTATCGTCTGCCATAGTTTGTCTCCTGTAAAAAATTAATGCATAGAAATGTCATGGATAATCTCGATGTCACCCATACAAACTTTATAGGACTTATTATCTTTAAGAAGAAACACATCGTATTTACCCTTGCGTATTCGTTCATCAATACCAAGAGTTACGTCATATCCAATTTGTACCAAGACTTGATTGCCACTAATCGAACACATTGCAGTACACAAGACATTATTTTTCATGTCTCTAATTTTGCATACCGCAGATGCATCGTCTAGTGTAAAATCAGGGTTTTGACTGTTGATGATATACAGACGTTCCCAATCAGCACCAGTATGTAATGTCTCAGGTACATCAATCACATAGTTGATATTAATCACCTGCCTTTATTAGATTTAATACAACCGTTATCCACCCAGAGATTGTATGCTCAAATGACGTGCTATTGTTTTTACAATAAGCAATACCATCTGAGTTGATACCAACAAGATAATCAGAGCCACGATACAATGGAAACTCTGGAGCTTTAACAATCGCACCAACATTTGGAGAATTAAATCTGTCGTCTGCCATTTGGAATGATACGATTGTTGCTCTATATTTAGAACTTGGGTATTCTTCAGTATAAACGGCATCACCATGCTTAATCCTGAAGATTAATGCCTGAGAAGAACCACCTGTGTTGTCTGATGGTTCTACAGGATTAATCTCAGGTTGTTCAATCACATAGGGTTTAATCTCGCCGTTTACCAACTGAATTTCCCATGTGTTGTAGAACTGTTCGGTTTCAATGGCAGTTGTGCCATCTATGTGTACTTCAATTGGTGATGAACATACGCATAAACCAGTGTTGTTGTCAAATATATAGAACATATGTTGTTACCCTTTCTTGCCAATCACGAGAACAAATAGAACGCCGTAAGCTATATGAGCATCACTTCTATCTCCTCTATTACTATAGCTAACTGTGGAATCCCATGTCGCTTGGCAAACAGCTTTTCTGTTTTGAAGTCCAATTATAGTATTAAGGTTTTGTGCTCCATATCTTGAATAACTCCATGGCTGTTGCCCTTGCAAGTATATTGTGCATGAATTTATCTTTCTGCGTTCAGCAGCTTCATATCGTCTTCGACCCTCATAATCTCCACCAGTATAAACATAGTTTTCCGTAAAGTTATACCCAATTGGTACAAAAGTACACTCACTAACACTATAATTGCCAATCGGTGGTACATCTTGACCGTGAGCCACAGTAAGAATCGCATAGTCAATATTCTTGACTTTAAATCCAGCGTTTATAATTGAGTCAGCACTGATTGTTGAACCTGTGATATTCGCACCACGGATATTACCATTAGGGTCAACAGAGAATGTTCCATTGTCATTCTTAATAGTAGAACTTACGATTGTACCACTGCGGACATTCCCTAGGTTTGCACTAATGGCACTAAGGGAGTCAGCATTGATTTTGTCAGCGGTTACTGCATTAGCTTGTAACATCTTATCGGTGATAATATTGTCGTCAAACTTGGCTTTACCTGTAACATGCAACAATCGACCATCAATCAACGTGCCTGCGGAAGATAAATTAATTTTCGACACCAGCTTGTCGCCTGTCAAGTTTTCTTCAACTTTTAGTTGAATAGCACTAGCAGTTTGTGTCAACTGAGAAGACATCTCACTTTTAGCATCGTCAATCTTCTTTTGTACACTTGAGGAGATGCCATCCATAGTCTGAACCATTTGTGTTACACGACCATCAATAGCGTTAACTTGAGTTAAAATCCCATTTTTAGACTGTGTGATTTCAGACCGTAAAGTATTCTCTGCGTTTGAAATCTTAGTTGTATTTGCGGTTACATCATTTTTGATGCCATTCACTTTATCACTAAGGTTAGACACAAAATCTTCAATCGTGGTTAAGCCAAGAGCTTCTCTATCGAGCATCTCTGCGTCAATAGTTGCCTTTACTTGAACTGTTTGTTCAGGAGAAAACTCTCCAAGTCCAAAGTAATCTTCAAAAGCAACAGATACGTTATATAAACCACCATCGCTGTTGTATACAAACAAAGGTTCTTTAGTTCTGTAGTCTGTACCGTCAATACGAACAACGGCTTCGCAACCTTTTGGAATCATATCGTAGTTTACTCTAAAGGATTGTAAGAATGATTTAATCGTTACAGATGGAGCGGTTGGTTTCGGTAGATTATACCCATACTTAGTAGGAGCACTATAGACTTCCTCTGAGTTAACTGCATAGACCCAAACAGTGCCATTCCGACCAATTCGGCTTAAGTCAATTTCTCCGCTGATTTCCGATGTCATTAGCAACAGATTATCTGTAGATAAAGAATCAGACGAACGCACTTCATATCGGTCTATATCAGCAGTTGTCACACGTTTCCATGAGATGGTTGCATTTTCCTTAGTAAAACGAATTACAACATTCTCTGGTGCAGATGGATTACCAATCTTAGGTACAATCGTATGAGTGTATGTTACCATTGACTCTTCATGTGGCAACTCTTTAGAATCATATGGTATAATCCTGAAATGAACTTTGTCATTTTTCTTAAGACCAATCACAGGCATGATACCATGACTAATACCATAGACTTTCCAATCACCAAGTACACCGTCACGTTCAATCTGAACCGAGACTTGTGAATATCCATAATTGATGTCGTTTGGTTCTGTAAACACAAGCATAGCATCATATGTTGGAACACCATTGACTTTTTGTCTATAGACTTGTTCAACAGATACATTCTCTACAGGTTTTACAGTTTCAGGTGTTAAATTAATCTCTTTTGAGTTATCACCTGTAGGAGAGAATACTTTAAGAGATGCACCAAATGCATCATCATAGATTGATGGATTGTATTGTTTAGCAGAAATCTCAAACGTACCATCTTCTTCTTTCATCTCAACGATACGGACTTGTTGATTTTCAAACAAGGTTTGTTTTTCGCCATTCTCATCAATATATGTTTTTGTGACTGTTACAACATCTCCAGCTTCAAGATGAGATGCCATAAGACCTGTTTTAAATGTTACTGTAATTGGACACAAGCGAATAATATCTCGTGCGATTTTCCCAAGTCGTAAACATTGGGTTTGTCTGCGGACACCTTTGAACTCAATGTCTTGTTCTACAGGGCGACCAATACCAATCGGTGGTGGCAATTGGTTTGTTGCATCTTCAACGATTAATTTAACAGCAGTATAATCCAATGCAGGTTCAACATAAGTCAGATTAAACTTGTTTGGACTTTGTTCGATGGATGCACCTTTGTAAGACAAAGAGTTTTCAACGATGTTATCATCATTAAATGCATACACTGGTGTATCTAATCGTTCGCAACGCAATTTGATTTTATTGTTTGAGAATACAATAAACCCAAGGAATGAATTTAAAATTGACTGTATGTTTTCTAAATGAGATTTTGTCTCATTAAGAATAATGTCAAGCTCATATCGTTTTTCTGATTTTGTTACACCGTATGGGTCGTTATATGTAATCACTTCGTCACAATAGTTTGCAACATCCGTGAATGATTCCATGTCAAGAACCTCTGGTGTAATGTATTTGCCAGCACCATAGACATCATTTGTTAAGTAATCATACAAGCATACCGCTGGGTTTTTAGAATACTCAGTTTTACCTGTACGCCAATCGTATACCTTGCGACCACGCACAATAGCCGTAATCGTTGGATTGCCTGCACCCATTTTATCGGTATAACGTAAGTCTGCAACCATATAGGCAATATTTGGATAACCACCTGTTGTTTTGTAAGTCGATGGAGCTTCCGCATCGTGTTTCCCATCGTATAATACAACAGTACTTTCTTTGGCATCTTGCTCACCGTTTGTTGTAAAGAAAACGTCTTTTTTGTAACAAGGTAGAACATCTGTTGTTTGTATCTTGTTCGGTGAATCTTGACAAATTACAGGGTCTACAAGTTCCCATCCGTCTTTTTGTAAGTCGGATAAATATGTATCACCCAAGATAATCTGATAGACTTTACCAAATGTATTACACGCAAGAGAATACTTATCGTCAATCTTAGTATTATCTTCTGTTAAGAAAATATAAGTTTCCTTGCCGTTTGCTTTGAGTACCAACTTAGGGTATTTATTAAAGTCTTTATAGTCAATATCGTCTTGGTAAATGGATTGTTGTGATGTAGATGGTAATTGTACTAGACCTCTAAAGCCTTTAGACGGTGCAGAACCGCCTGTGATTTGAGCGGTTGCATCTTGCCATTTATTATTACGGATGCCAAATATATTGACTTTCTTCGATACAGAACCATTGTTTTTAATCGGTAGTAAATATCCGTTGGCAGTTGCACCGAAGAAGCCATCAATTTCACCCTCACCAACAATTACATGTTTCAGCAACTTACGACCGTCAACATCCATGTGGTGATATGTTTGTAAACCACCAGCCTTAGATTGACCGTAAATAATTGGGATTGTACCCTCAGATGTTACTTGGTTATTTTTAGAGTCAAACGTAGACTCTGGAGTGTTGTTCTTTTGCTTGTCAAATAGACCACCAATAGCAGAACCAAGAGAGAGACCGTACATGGCTGCGGTAAATGCTTTCATCGTCCCTAGGAACGCCCATGAGCCAGCACCGAAACCAAAGGCAATACCGACAGCAATCCCAAGGAATTTACCGACACGACCTTTACCGCCTTTACCTCCGCTTTTACCCATATGTCACCTGCTTTCTAAGTTCTTACAGTAAATTCAAACGGTACGGACAAGAACCCTGCATATCGTTTTTGGTTATTATGTCTTTTGCAGTCAGATGGTGTTTTGTCACAACCTGCTTGTATCGTACATTGTTTGTTTAATAAAAAGTTTGTCGCCTGTAATAGCGGATATTCTAACTTAATGGTCTTATTAGTAATAAAACCAACGATTTTTCTTGCTTCGCCCTCAACGATTAATATACCATTGGTATAATCTTGTTCTGACACCACAGCATTTAACGTGACTTCATATCCGTTATTGGTTTGCTGAATGTTTGTAATCGTTGGAGTCATTGTCTTAACAACGGCTTTACATGATGCATCGCCGAATACCGATGTACAAGAGTATTGTGTTCTACGACCGCCACGCACATTCGGAACATCGCTTGTGACTGTTACCTTGAATATACCATCATTAGATAGTTCGGGCGAGTCAACTCGACCCATAAAAACAGGTTTAACCAATCGATTATTCGCAAGAGACTCAGGATATAAAATCCTGTAGATATAGATACGACTACCTGTAAATGGTATGCCTTTGAACAACAGTTGAGTAAACTTATCAGTAGCATTAGAGATTTCTAAATCGCATGAGTCGATAGAACTGTCAACGGTTTTATTGATTTCCCCTCGGCGTATCGGTAACGCCAAGTATGTATGACCGTTGAATTGTATATTTATATCACATGAGCATAAATATAATGTCATGTTAGGGATATGCACTTCGTATAATTCGATGTCAAACACCGAACCGCTTTCCAAAGCATCACGAAACGCAACAGGTAGATTAATCATACATCCTCCTGTTAGATTACTTTTTCAATTTGTACGCTTGCCGTAAAACCAACGGCATTACCGTGTGTACCATTCTCGATTGTAAAATCTCGTAGCACTTTTAGATTGAACTCGTTGGTTGCAAAACGGCAGATTTGGTCTTTACCAAACTCATCGGTAAACACAAAATGCCTTGTGTTGCCACCAACTGTTTCACAAAAATCTTCAAATATCTTTTGTTGCTCAGTTGTTCCTCGTAACGAGATATTCCAAGTTCTTGTCGGTGTTACCGCATTTTGTCGTACTTGTTTTTTACCACTTGCGAATACAACTTCTTGTGTAGCAAACTTGAGACCTTTTTCAACCTCAAATATATACGGCAAAGGAAACTTAGGTAAATTAGCCATTAGTTATTCCTTTCTTGACGGAAACCACAATAGAACAATGGTTGCCAATAACTGCGTTTAAAAACAGCAGATAACGACTTGTCGGTGATACATGGAACTTGCATCGCCAGTATTTGTCCATTTTGTAGATAAATTCCTGTATGTAAATCGCCATCAACATTGAATACCACAACATCACCATGTTGTAAATCATTCGCATCTCTGACCTTATCAAAGTATTTCAATAAGTATCGTAAGAGACGCATTTGATGGTTCTTGTGAAAATCTTCACACGACACAGGGTCTTTCTTTCCATCATCAAAACAATGTGTATATCCATGGTCTTTATACCACATTCTGCATACATCAGCACAATGGTATTGACCTTTTGATTTATCAAAGCCATATTTCAACCCAAGGTATTTCGTTATGTCTTCCATATGACCTCCAAAGTAAAAACAATAGAGGGGTAAATACCCCTCTATCTATAGTATCAAACATTCGACTTTTGTAACATGATTTTATGATTGTTTTAATTTCCCCAATGCAATGAGTTTTTGGTATTTAGCCAAGAAGTCTTGGTCTGAAATCGTTTGTTTGACAAACACAGGTTGAGCAATAGACTCTTTAGTACCAGAACCACCGTTTGCCATGTAGTTCATGCCCTTAGTCATAGCATTTGTATTAGCAACCATTTGGTTCATCAAGCGGTCTTGTCGTTTGGTTGCATCCGATAATGCACCATGTTGTGTATCCTCGTGTTGCCATTTCGGTTCGATACCGCTTGTAACACCAACCCCAAGGTCTTTTGCAGCTTGATTAAGTAATTGGCGACCTCGTGCTTTATCTGAGGTAGGAATAATCCATTCTTTTTTATCACCCTCACCAACACGGACTAATTGGTCTTTATCAACAGAACCGCCACCAGCGAATTTTAACAAGCCAAACTGTTTAGCAAAACCCATGACAGTACTGAGTGTACCCATCCATTTGTTATTACCACCACCAGCAATCTTCATACCAGCGTTGATATATTGAGATACATCGGTTTTAACGTCTTTATCTGTGGTGTTCTCTGGTAAGTCTACCTTGGATGCATCGCCTTGAACATTACCATAGATTACCGCATCGGTAAATGTCGCCTGTTGCCAAGCAGTGCCGTTTTGTGTATTAGCCATGAATGTTTCAAAGTTTTTATCAAGGTTTCGTGTCGATTGAGCAGTCAACATTTGTTGGTTTAGACTTTCGTCAATACCACCAATATTTTTACCATCTTTACCATCTAGCGATGGATTAACACCCTTTTGATAGTTCTTGTCAAACCGTCTCAATAGATTTTGGAATAAACCACCGTTGCCATCTTGAATTTTAAACAGCATTTTCAAGGCATCTTCGGCAAGTTGTTTCCACAAGTCTTTCCACACATCCTTAAACTTTTTGCCCTCAAATATCAATCCGTGTAGTACATCGTGTGTTTGTTGCTTGATATTTTTATTCAGTGCATTGCCTGTTTTCTTGATTTGTGACTCAAGTTTTTTAAGCTCAATGCCTGCCTTACGGATGTCAGCTTCAGTATATTCAGAGTCACCACGCTTAAAGGCTGCAACCATATCTTGATATTTTTTGACCTTGATGGTATACTCTTCGACCAAACGGTTTACATTTCTAAGGTCAGACACCCAGAAGTTTTCAGATGTACCAGCAATTTCACGGTCTAAATCTTCGTTTTCATGACGGTCTTTCATCATTTGTGTTGCTTCGTCATAATCTTTATCACGATATTTATCTTGAAGACGATGAGTCATGGTCGCTTCATATTTCTTCATGGTTTCTTGAAGACTCTTGACATTCGCTTGCGGATTAAGTTTCAATAACTCATCAATCTCTTTTTGCATGTTCTTGATTTTTTCAGTCAATGATGCCGTCTCTTTTGCAAAATCGGCTTGCTCTTTCGGCTTCATTGCGTTTTCCATCTCAAGCTGTTCTTTGGCAAGTTTTAGGGCAATGTTTTCAACTTTCTTTTGTTTTTCAATGAGTTTGTTCGCACGATTGTCAGCAGTTTTATCCTCATCGCCATAACCATTGTTTGCAAGGGCACGAGCCTTTTGTTGTCGTACCCAGTTATGCTCTTGAGAAGAGCGTTCAACATATTTATCAAAATATGATGCATATTCTTCTGGTGTACCATTGACAGACTCACTAAGAACCTTTTGCCAATTACCACGTTCTTTATGTTGCAATTCATACACAAGGAACGCAAGTTGCGTTTCAAAGGCAGTATAATCAGACTGATTATCTCTTGCAAACTGCTTCAAGTCTTCTAGTCGGTCACCTTGCCATTGAGCAATACCGTACGCACCTGTACCGTCTTCCGCCCATGGTCGAATATCGTCAAATGATTCAACTTGTAGATTACCTACGATGCCATATGCTTGATTTACAGAAAACCCTTGTTTTACTAAGAAATCAATAGCTGCACCGACACGAGTTTCTGCCAGAGGGTTCTTTTGTTTTTTACTTGAGGACTTGCCTTTTTTACCCTTAGATTCGTCACCTGCTCCATCTGGCAATTCGCTACGAGCATAATCACCTGTATTGCCACCGCCAATAGCACCGCCACCAGAATGACCTGAGTTTGCAGTCATATTTAATTCATTAAGTTTTTCCGCTTGTTCAACCCTAATATTAGCGATTGCTCGTGCATTAAGTTTGGCAATACTGTCTTTAGCTTCATCTTGCCATTGTTTAGCCATTGATAAAGACTCTTGAGAGATATTCATTTGGTGTTCGGTTTCAGCCATGCGGTTTTCAAACGCTTGTGCACCTTGTAGGTCTCCCTCTGCTCTTCTTGCTTCGGCTTCGGCTTTATCTTCTTCAAGTTGTTTCTTGAGGTCTTCAATCCGTGCGTTTGCACGTTTTTCTTTCCACTCACCGATGATTTGTAACAGTTTAGCATAAGCCATTTGAGCAAGACCAACCCAGCCGATATACTCTTTTAGTATCGCCATCCGTCTAATCCAGCTAGTTTCCTCGCTTTTAAGAGAGTCGATATTAGCATTAGTTGCTGCTCTTAATTGATTCGCAGTTTCAGCGATTGCTGCACGTTCGTCTTCAGCAGATTTTTGAAGTTCTTGTTTCTTGCGTGTAATCGCATCTTGTGCTCTTTGGCTTTGTTCCTCTGCACTATCTGCGGCAAGCACATATGCAGTTTCTTCTTCGCCTAAGATAGCAATAAGACCTTGTTCAGATTCTTGAACTTGATTTTGCAGAGTTATTCGTTCTTGTTCAGATGTTGCTGTGTCTTTTATTTTTTCTTGTAATCGAGAATGAATCGTAATATATTGTTCCGCTACCCCTCTAGCTTCTTCCATTCGTGCGGCAGTCTCTTCGTATTGCTGTGCTAGTTTTTGGTGTGCTGAATAGTCTTCATATAGAGACTTAGTTGTATCTTGTGATGCAGTATAAAGGTCAGATAATGTCTCTACTACCATGGCTACAATCATAATAATACCAAGCCATCCGCCAGCAAGTGCTTTTAAACCAGACCCAACACCTTTGATTGCACCGCTTGTTGTTGCCATAGCTCGACCAACGCCACTTGTTGCAACAGATGCTTCTTGTGCGGCAACAATATATCCATTTACATGAGTTGTAGCTTCAGTCCATAATCTTGAAACATTCTTAATTACTAATTGACTGACAGAACCCCATCTGCGTTGAGCAATTAATGCGGCAAGAGTTGCACCAGCTATAACATACATAGAAGATGGAATAGAGTCAAGCCATTTTAATAAACCCAATGTGACATCTAATGTGGCTTTAATTGCAGAACCAAGAGTATGACTGCTTGATGTCATTTTCTCCCATTGAGCAGAAATTTGTTTAAGTTTTGTCTCAATAGTATCTAATTGCATACCAACTTGAGCGTTTGTGAAACCCATAGAAGAAGACGATTGTTTTAATGCTTCAAGGTACTCATTTAAGTCCAACATGGCATCAGCTTTATTCCATTGCCATTTACCACCTGAGATAGCCTTTAAAAGACCCTCCATAGACTCTTTTGACCCTTGAGCCTTAATCATAAGGTCAAGCAATACATCGTCAACTTTACGGAATGATTTTTCACCATTTTCACCGACCTTATAGACTTCAATACCAAAGTCTTGTAATGCGGAGATTGCTTTCTTTGAGTGGATAGAACCAAAGATAGACTTTAAGGCATTACCAATTTCACCGCCGTCTGCTTGCGTTTTTCGAGCCATAACGGCAACAAGTGCTTGTGCTGAATGGAATGACACGCCAACTTCTGCGGCAGATTGAGCCATACGCTTGTTCGCTTCGGATAATGTTTGTGCAGATACAGTATAATTATGAGCCAATGCAGTCCATGAGTCGATAATACGGCTTGAAACGCTCATAGCATCATTAGCATTATGGATTTGGAAACCCCATTGCATGATTGAAGACTCAAGTGCTTTATTGGCAGATACAATATCGAACGCATCGGCAACCGCAAGTTTGGTAGCTGCATCTGTCAACGCAAGAACTGTATTGTTGTCTTTATATGCACGACCCCAAAGTTTAGCAGACTCAATCATTTCATGACTTGTTGTACCATACTTAACGGCAAGACTTTGTAATTTACTTTGCATATCTTCAAGTTCATGCTTGAAATGTTCCGCTTCTTGCCCAGATAGTTGAAGACCATTCACCATATGTGATGGGTCAACTTCCATTAAACTTCGTGCAAAAGCATTTGTTTGACCTGTTCCATGTTTCATTACTTGGGCGAAACCAGCCATATCTTTTTCAACATGTGCCATTTGAGTAAAACTTTGAATAGTTTTATCTAAAGCAAAAGATGCGACCATGCGTGTTGCTAGATAGCCAAGTCTATGACCTACGTTTTCAGTATCAATGCCCCATTGCTTTAATAGACCAATGTTTTCTCTTGTTGCCAAGTTGACAACTTTTTGAGCTTGGTATAACTTTTGAAGTTCTGCATTTAACGCTCGTGCATTTTGTGCATAAGCCATTGGATTTGTAGCAAAGTTTTGTCTGTAGTTCTCCTCGGCTTGTCGTTTCAGGTTCGCAATCTGTCCAGAAAACGATTGTTCTTTAGCCGTCATTGAAGACCGTTGTAATGATTGCCCTAGTTTTTCAATGTTGCGTGAAGCATCGGTTACTTCCTTGGAGACGTTCTTTGTCATATCACGAACGCTTGCAAACCTAGAGGTTACTTGTCCAAGAGAGTTACTGAGGGTTGCACCGCTTGCAGATGCTGTTTTAAGGCTACGGTCAAGTTGTGCCGCATACTCAGTTAACTTCTTAAATTGGTCTCCACCAGCTTTAACATTAATGGAAATATCCTTTACATTTTTGAGTCGTCCGATAGCTTTATCTAATTCTTGAAGACCTCTGATTACCTTTTGAGTATCGTCATGAATATTGCCATAATTGACTTTTATATCATATCCGAATTTTTTATTCGCCATTTATTTACTCCATTCTACTCTGCATACCCAGAACTTAAAAGACCTCGAATGGCATCTGCTCCTGTTACCGAATTGGAGTCAACAAAAGAGTCTTCCGAGGAATCATCTAGCTTATTATTTTCGTTTAATGCGGTAGACAACCCCTCAAGTTCTGGCAAGGTATATTCCATTAGACTTGCTTTTGTTTCGCTCGTGTGTTGAACAAGGGATGCAATTACATTGTCGAGTCCGCCATCCCCTGTAGACCCATCATTATCTTTTTTTTTAAACCTGAGATACACATATATTCATCTAAGATTTCAATACCGCTGTCTAAATCAATAACATCCATTACTTCTTTTCTTGGAATATGTAAGGCAAGTTCAAATAATTCACACATGGCATTAAATGCCACATAGTCATATTTCACTTTACCATTCTTGTCTAGTTCAAATGAACCATCTTCTTTAGTAATCGGTGTTGGTAAATTCAAATATAAATACTGGTCATTAATCTTAGACAATAACCGCTCTACTCTTGCGTAATCGCCAAGTTTCATTGGATAAATTTGATATTCTTTGTCGCCAAGTTGAACGTATTTACTCTTAGGAATTAATGTGTCTGCCATATGTTAAATCTCCATATATAAAAAATAAGGGGCATCATAAAGATGCCCCCATAAGTTTTTATTGAATTTCTTGAGTGATTTCCAAGATTTTGCCATCAGTACGAGTAGTGTCGTACATAACTTCAAACTCCAACTGAGGAGCAGAAGCCTTTTGGCGTTCGTGGTCTATATCCATCTTGCCTGTAGCACGAGCACGGAAGATGTGAGTATGAAGAACAACTTTTTTACCATCGCCCATATCAACTGGGTTAGAAACGTGGCGGATTTCCACGAATTGAGGAACAGATGTTGCTTTCATTGTTGCTCGGCGAGATGTTGTGTCTGTACGCAAACCAGATACTTCGATGTATTTGTTTGTTACAGATGCACCTAATGTAATAGCACCGTTTGCATCAATCGTAAATTGACCTGTGGATGGAGATGCTTTTACATAAACCAAAGTTTCACGTTCGTCTTCCATTTGTACATCGTTCGCAAGTACAACGATTGTATCTTCTGGGATTACATTAGATACGTTTGGTACAGTAAAGGATGTACCGCTTGCAATCAATGTAGGTTCAACAGAGAAAATCAAAGTACCTTTGTTATCGATTTCAGCACCAGCAGTTACACCAAGGTAATCAAGGTTGAAACGTGCTTCAGTAAAGGAAGCAGATACAGAGGATTCTTTATTCAAGATATAGATTGGTGGTAGGGCGTCTGAGCCGTATACCTTTTCATCAGATGAACTGAAAGATAGTTTCATTGTTTGAAGCGTACCAAGTTTATAGGCTTCAACTTTGCCGTTTACGACACGTTTCGCCCATGCTTCACCTACACCGTTCAAAACAAAGTTTTTACCAGTTTGTTGTGCCATTAAGTATTCTCCTGTAATTAAGACCAAGTAAATGGTCGAACTCTAAACATATAACCAATAAGACCTGCTGTGCCTGTTGAGAATGAACCCTCGGCATATACAGACATATCTTCATAATGTTTTTTTAACAATTTGTTCAGGTGGATATATAAGTCATTCATTAGTTTACGATTGTTGCTTCGACCAATAAGTCGAAACTCAAGCATATTCTTATTTACCATCCAATTCTTTGTTCCACCTACGGACGGTATGAATGACATAACAAAGTAAATATCTTGCTTTTCATCAACGAGTTCAGCACCTGCTAGTCCTCGTCTCATTTTAGTGTTCCATTCAGCAAGACTCGTTGGGTCTTTTACCTTTAGTAGCATAGCCAAGGTTTCATCCTTACGGAATATATCCCATATTTCGTCCAACAGTTGTACCGTATACTTCATGCGTTTGCCCCTTTTAAACATCCCTCGATTGAGTTCATTAACCACTCTTCGACTGCTTCATTGATTGCATCTTCAAGTTCAATACACCAGTAGAAGACCTCTTCCTCCACGATATGTAGTGGCTGCATTGGCTCTAGTGGTGGCAATGGTTTTGCCTTGCGGTTTTTCCGTGGTAACGGTTTCTCAAGGTTTTTACCATATAATTTACCACTAGATTTTGTGTCTTCGCCACCTTGTTTTGGGGAATGAACAATATCTCCTTTGGCACGACCTGTAATTGCATTTCCATTAGCACTCCTAGCATCATTGAACCATGAGGAGTTCATATAATCTGAGACATCTGGGTTGCCTAAGTCTCCAATTTCTGCACTCGTGTTTGTCACCATAAGTGAGCCTGAGCCATACTCAAGGATAAAAGCACCAAGACCCTCAAAATCTAAACCTAGTCTAACCATGTTTTTGCTTGGTGTATATCGTCTAAGTGTTATGTCGTGTGCCGTATATTCACCTTGGTCGTTCGCACTCCATTGTTGCTGGATGCGTTCTGTTAAAGCAAATAAATGGTCTTCGACAACCTTAGAGACAACATCTTGGATTGTTTCCATGGTTAACCACGCTCATCTGGTGAGCATTGCACATACAAGAATGGAGCAAAATCGAACTTGTTGATTACATCAATTTGTAAGAACTGTCCATTGATTTCGATTCTATCAAGTAGTGCGATTGGGGTATTTTGGGGTAAAATAAAACGCTTGGTTGTAGTCGGTAGCAATCCATAGTCGAATATATGCATTTTGGCAGAAACATCTTCGTATACACACTTTATGTCTTTCACTTTAGGTGTAGCGGTGGTGCCTGCCGTGTTGCCATATTCGTCTAGCTCGTTGGAAACACTATAGATATTTACTGTGGTATTAGTTGTGTAAAACTCACCCTTGTCTCCATTGAATGAGTTTGTTTTTGCGACCAAGAACAGCGTATCGCCATTCTTGCGTTCGCAGATGTCTCCACACTCAAGTGCAGAGTCAGACATTAGATTTCCCCATCTGACATTATTCACAAGAAACCGTTTAGTACCACGACCAATTCGTGTAAATAGCACAAACTCAGGTTTCTTGCCATCACATTTTATAGTCTCTCTCCATGATGCAAACATCCGAGTACAGTCAAACTTAGGCGTATATTTTTCTCTCATATATACCTCCGTTTAGAATCTGTAGCGAGACAATAGAGACTTAATCTCATTCGTAAACAAATTAGGGTCAGCAAGGGAAAATCTAGCATCAAGTGTAGTCATTGAGTCTAAAGCAGTAAAGGTGGATACTTGAGATATATTCATGGCAAGCATAGCACATGCAGTTTTTACTTCTTCTGGTATTCCATCATACCCATATTTGTATGTGACTTTGTAATATCTTGCACCACGCAAGAAGATTTTTGAATATGACATTCTGTCGGTGTTATTCAATAGATAAACATATTTACTGCCGTCAAAATCGTACAGATAAGGTTCTATTTCAACACCGACTTCATTTACATCTCGTGTATGAATACCTTGGATAGACTCAATCTCTAATACAGGGTCATTCTTAAGTATCAGAATACCCTTGCGGTTTGGATGAACAACTTCGATTACCCTGTTTTGTGAGAACTTTGATTTACCATCGTTCGTTCCAACATAGGCATCAATCATTGTCGATGCGAAACGAACATGAGTCTCATCAAAAGGAATGATTGAGTTGTATTCGTCAATCTCATTTGGTTCTAAGTACATCGACATATTGACTCTCCTGTTATTCAGCTTCCGTTTCTTCTTTTTCTTTAGACTGTTTTGTGTCTAAGGGTTTAACAACTTTGCCAGATTTTTTATCCACAGGTTCTAATACAGCTTCATTTAAAGCGTATTCTTCCTCGGACACCTCAAAGCGACCGTTGTCGGATTCGATGATGCGACCACATAAATAAATACGTTTTGCATCACTATCTTTTAATGTTACTAACATATGTATCTCCATTCGGTTAAAACATTGGGGTGTCAAAAGACACCCCTGTGATTAATCGTTTGAATTATAACGTATTACGCTTCAGTAAATTCAACTTTGAAGTGAGCACCAGCACTTGCACCTTTAGCAACAACTGCATCGAACAATACTGCTACATACTCGTCAAGCAAGTCTTTAGTGTCACCCATTTTAAATACACGAGCTTCGGAATCGCCAATCCAATGACGTTCGATTAAGTTTTCGTTTACAACATACAATGTATGTTTTTTATTGGATGGGTCATATGGGATATAGTTATCTGGGATTAATGGCAAGTAGCCAGCTTGAGTACGGATTGTATTTACGATGAAACCATTGCCTAAGTCAACTTTATCAGCACTTTGGTCTACACTAAAGTTAGGACGGCGAAGCTCTGCACGGCTTAAGTAATCAATAGTCAATGGGTTCGCATAGATAGCTGTAGGCATACCTACGAACTTAGTAGATGCCAAGTTTTGAGCCATTTTAGTGCGAATAGTATCTGTTACAAAGTCGCCAGAAGCTGTTGCAAAACTGTAAGGGTTAGCCACAGTCACAGAGTCTGTAATTTGTGTTGCCAAACCACAGTATTCAGTAGCAGTAGAGTCTTCTGTAGAAGTTGCATTACCTGTCCAAATACCTTTGTTGGATGTTTGATATAAGTCAACAAGCATATCAGCCATATCTTTGTTCAACATTTGTTTAGCCAATTCATCGCCTTGTTGAGCAACAACATCTTGGTCGAATAAAGAGTATTTAATACCAGAAGTGATTGCTTTAATGAACAACGCACGTTCTTTACGACCGTAGTCTTCATCGTAAGTACCTGTAACACCGTATTTACCAGAGTCACCTGTACGTGCATCTACGAATTTTGCGTTGTGTGCAATCTTAGTTTGTTCCCAGTAGCGAGATGGGTGACCTGTCGCCATTACGGATTTGATACGGTCACGAATTGTCACTTGACGGTTTAACAAGTCAAGCATGTCTTTTTGGAACTTAGGAAGTTCGATGTAGTGAGATTGATTGTAGTCTGCAACTGCTGCCGCAGAAATAAAACCTGTTTTAGTTACTGCCATATTATGTAGTCTCCTGTTATAAATAGTTTACCAATAGTGTTTCTGTATTATAATACAGAGTTAACCATATCTGCGAAGTCTTTGAATTTTTCTTTCTTACCAGCTTCAAGTTTTGCTTTTGTTTCAAGATTTTTAACATCAGAAACAATAGGTGTTTCTTTTGCGGATGCTTCGATTTCTGCATCTTTGTCAGCAACAGCTTTTTCTAATTCAGCAATTTTCGCATCTTTTTCAGCGATTGTTGCATCTTTAGCAGAACATTCAGCAGTCAAACGTTCAACCTCTGCTTTTGCAGTTGCCAATTCTTGAGCTTCAACTTTTGCTTGTTCAGCTTTTGCATTAGCTTCTAATTGAGCCTTGATTGTTTCTTCAATAAGGTTTTGAATTTCTTGTTTTTCCATTTGTTTTCCTTTCGCTGCTTTTGCAGCAATTTCAGCAATATAAGTGTTTTGGTATGCGGCTGCGTTTTTAAACAACATTGCAACACCAGTAAATTCGACATCTGCCATTTCAATATAGTCTTCGTGTTCTCGAAGATTAAACATGGCTTCCACGGAGAACCCAAGGGAGTCAACGGTCTTTTTAATGAAGTCTGCAATATCTGGGAAATCATTTTTATACATGATGCCTGTAAACTTTAGCTCATCACCATCGACCCAACACTTTTCGACAACACCAATTTTATTTCTTCGATTGTGAGCAGTCATAAGCTCATCTGGGAATAACCATGGGTCATAATCACAATTAATACCCATAAGGTTCATCGTAGATGCACATTTTTCAGCTTCATCCGAAGATAATACTACTGGTCTGTCAACACCATTAGGCGTGTAATCAGACGGTGTGTTCAAAAACATACAAGTTCCTGTAAAACGCATTGCATTTGGGTGTAAATTATCAAGAGTTACACTAATTGCATTAGCTTGCAAGGATACCTTTTGCTTATTCACTATCTGTCTCTCCTTTCTCCGTAGATTTCTCTAAAGGAACATCTTGTGGGGTGGATGTCACTCTCTGTTCAATTAGAGATGATTTATATTCATCGAGCAGTTGATTGCCCTTTTGAATATCAGGGAGTTCAATACCAAGAACACCATTTAGTTCTTGACGAGCTTCGTTGATTGTGATAACATTACCATCAACAAGTTTTCTAACTCGTTCAACGGCATCGGCTTGTTGAGCCTTAGTAGGAGTAAACACGAAACGGAACTCGATTTTGCCACCATATCCAAGTCTATCTACGACATACTTGTTGATGGCACGTTCGAATATTTTCGCCCATGGCTTAATTGTGTATTCCAACATCTCGTTATCTTTTTCAGATGATGTCGAACGGTCATTTGAGATAGCAACCCCAAGTCGTTCTGGTGGAATATTAAAGCATGTGGCAATGATTTGTAGTAATAACTTTTGCCAATTTAGAGATGCTGACTCGTCACCAATTGGAGATACTTGTTTTGCATCTAATTGTGTTGTACCAACAATCGCAACAGCAGATTGACCTTGAATTTCGCTTTCAATGTAAACTCGAACTTTCTCGATTTCTTCTTGAGATGCGTTTGCACCAAGATTAATCAAATACTTTGGCATCGCATTAGAAGAAATATCGTTTGCATACTCTTGTACCTCAGACAGATACTTGATATGTCGATAGGCTTGTTCTAATGGAGAATAACCAAATTCATCATAGGTCAATTTCGTGCGTTGCAACATTGCGATTTTGTCACATTTATACCACTCTTGAACACCATTGGCGTTCTGCATGTATCTTGGTTGGGTTAAATCACCAGACCAGTTTGTGACAACTTCGATTGTTTGAGCATCAATAGGGAACAGATACAAAGGTCTGTCACGCTTGACAACCTTTTGTTCAAAAAATGCTAGGTCTAACACAATTAAATCTTCAAATAGTTTACCAATGAAGTCATGATAATCATCTACTGGGTTAGGTTGTTTAATGATTTCAGTTACTTTGCGGATTGCTTTTTTGTTTTCATTATCGTCAATAGAAACAACCTCCCATGGCAATGCTAGGATGCCCTCTCGTATCTGATTAATAGCACTTCTAGCAATAGGTGTTTTTGCCATGTTTCGTAACGCATCGACACTCAACTTAGTTTCCGTGTTTTTGCGTTTCTTATTACCCCAACGACCAAACCATGTTTGTGTGACATTGGCAATAGTATCTCGTGTAACGAAAGCACTCATCCATGCGTAAATTTTTTCTCGTAGGCTCATCGTTTCCAACCTTTCATGAATGATAGTGTGTCCATTCGTTTCTTACGAATTGTACCCATCGCACCAACATTGATAGTCGATGAGTTTTCTAAGAATTTAGATATACACCGTTCCAAACAGTCAGGTGCATCATCGTGGTCTTTTGGAAAGTTCTTAAGTTGACTTTCGAGAACACGATGGTTTTTGTTAAACTTGATGTATCCCTGTTTTATCTTCGGTGCAAGCGAGCGTATCCGAGTGCCCTTGTTGTCGCTCGCTGTACTACGAGCAGAAATCCAGTTTACATACAGACCCATATCAACAGCAGTCTGTTGTAATGTCTTCGAGAAGAACTCTTGGAATACGTTTTCTTCTACAATGAAACCGTCTAAACGACCATTGTATTTATCGAGATACAACAGTATATCATTAATAATAATATCTGGTGACCTGCGTTCAATGTCGGCTTCCAATACATAAAAGTAATTATCTACGCCACGACCGACAAATATAATCGCAGAATAATCAGATGTTCGTGATTTACCCATTGATAAATCGACAGATGCATATATCTGTTTCATCTTAGGTAAATTTGTTTCGTCATAGTAATTAGCCTTAATCCACGACTCTTTAAATACTCGGCTTGCTTCGGTCATAGGATTGTTCTGATACTCGGAGTTAAACGCTTCATCATCTTGCATACGCAAAATCATGAGTTCTTGATACCAGTTATCACGAGACAATCTCATTTTCTCTTCGTATGAACAATCAAGGTGTTCGAACAAACCAAAGTTACGACCCTCCCACATTATTTTGACACCGTCCATCATTTCATCTCGATGTTCTTCAAAATAATCGGATGCGTTCTTTGCCGCATCTGGGTCTGACAAGTCGTTAAATATTTCTTCCCAAACAGTCCAACAAGGACTTTCAGAGAATGTGTATACGGCTTTATATGTTGCACGGTTCCAGTTGTTAAACTTTGAGTCGGTCAACACTTTATATAGTAATGATTCATAATGCAATACCGAACCAACATATAAAAATACAGTTCGAGGATTGCCAATCGGCATCAATACTTTCATGAACCAATCATATAATTTCTTACGTTGGTTTTCTGTTTCTACTGCTTCGTCATTCTCAAGGTCGTCCAAGATAACAACTTCTGGTCGAATATTGTTATAACTTGAGCCACGCAACGATTGACCGCTTGACTTTGCAAACACTTGAATTTTGTTCTTAGTGACAATTTTATCGCTCGCCCATGTTTTGTCACCCTTAAGGAGACCAAAGTCTTTTTTCAAACGCTCATTATCTTCAAGTTCGTCTTTTATCGTTTGAATAAACTCTTTGGCTTGTTCAAAGGTATCAGATATAATCAGTATGTTCTTACGATAACCATACACGATTAACCATATAGGGAACACGACCGAGATAATACGGCTCTTGCCGTGACCTCGTGGTGCCGCACGAACAAATTTGTTATGCAAGTTATCAAAGTGCAGTATCATATTTTCTGCATCCCTAAACATCGAATGATGAAAGTCGCAGAATGGAGTAGAGAATATATGGGGGAAATATGTCTTGGCGAAGTGTTCCAAGTTTGTCGCACCAATATCTTTGTCAGTTGGTGTGTTATCACTTGGCTCTGTTGTCGCTCGAGATGCCCCTAGTAGCGTGTCTAAAATGTTTTCAGCCATTAACACACCTCCTTACAGAAAATTCGTTCTCTATATATAGTATAAAACACTTTAATTTTGTAACACTTTTTTGAGAAAAATTATCAATTTTGTTGGATTTTTGCATAATTTGCCAATAAAATCTTATTATCTTTCATTTGTTCACGCACTTTATTCGCTAAAACAGGGTCTTCTTTATTAATGATATCCATAATCTCAACAATAATAGAGTTCATAGCTTGGAATGTATAAATTTTCTCTGCGACTGTTTGCATGTCCTTTAAGATAGATTGTTTCCTTGCGATATACTTCTCTTGGTCTAACATCAAGTCTTTCATACGTTTGTAAATAACATCGGCATCCGAAGAACCAGTCGCCTGTTGACATTGTAAGTCGTCAATAAAGAGTTGTATCATCTCGATTTGTGTTTCAACCATATCAAGTAAGTTCTTTTGTTGGTTATAGGTGTTAACAACTTCGGTTTCTTCCGATGGTTGCATCTCTTGCACCAAATTCGTACGACACCAATCACCGACCATCTTAGGCGTAATCAAGATGTTCTGTAGTTCGCCCTTATGCTCTTTATTCAGTTGTCGTGCGATGGCTGTGTATGACTTACCAGCGTTTCGCCAATCGGTTACATAGTCGCCGAGACCAAAAAAGTCAATGCGGTTCTCATAACCTTTCTTGCGTTTTAATGCGACTTCATTCATAATGTCAGATTCTCCAAAAAATATTTCAAAAAGTTGTTGACACGATATATTTCATCATGTATTATATAAGTAGAAACAGGAAACACACAGGAGGAAATAAATCATGGCTAATACAACAGAACCAATCAGAAATTTATCCAAAGTCCAAGAAATGAAACAAGCACTAGGGAATGACCGAGACAAAATGTTATTCACTCTTGGTATTAACTCTGGTCTCCGCATCAGCGACCTTGTTGGTCTCACCGTAGATGATGTTAAACCAGAGATGGAATTGTATGAACAAAAAACAGGTAAGTTTAAACGGTTCATGTTATCCAAAGAAGTGTACGCATTGTTATGCGAATACGCAAGCCGATGTAAGCATTGGCTGTTCCCAAGTCGCTCTGGTGACGGTCATATCTCGACCGTGCAAGCGTGGAGAAAAATCAAAGCTGCATCTGTGAAATGCGGTTTAGATAACATCGGTACACACTCAATGCGTAAAACCTTTGGGTATCATGCGTACCGTAAAGGTGTGCCGATTGCATACCTTATGCAAGTCTTCAATCATTCCTCGGAAGCAATCACAATGCGATACATCGGTATCACAACCGAGGAATTAAATACTAAAGTTTATGCCATTATGGCTTTATAACAGGAGGAAAAACTCATGATTGCAACTATTTTAATTCTATTATTGGTTACAGCAGTTAGTCTTGCGATTGCATTGGTTGTCGGATGGTTAACATCTCCACGCACAGCAGGCTTTTTATACATTATTGTCGCAGGTATGTATGGAGCATCCACCGTAAGCAGCATCGCAGATGGTACCGTCAAGTTTGGTGACTCTTGGTTAGCTTTTGTGATTTGTGTAATCTTTATTTACATTGGCTTGCGATTTATTGCAGAGTTCCCAGAGTATTAATCACAAAGTAATCAACAGGGCATACATAGGTTTATATCTTATGATATATTCTTATGTATGCCCTGTTTGTGTTTCTTGGGGTTGAGTCTGTATGTTTCACCTGTATGTTGTTCTGTAGGCTCATAGGTTAGGTCTCAAACATAATATCTGACTATAAAGCAAACACGTTAGTGTTTATTGTCGAAGACAATCCTATAGGTATATACTTATGTATTCTTTAGAGTATTCTTGTTTAGATTGCTTCGCAATACTCCTTACGGAGTGTCTTTCAAGTCGGTTTCTTAAGTTTGGGGCAAAACCCTTTTTCAAAAGCTGTTTCTTAAAAACCTTTCAAGAAAACCATCGCTTTAAAACCTATAAGTGAAAACTCTCTCTACTTATAGGGTAAAACACTTGATTTTTGTAACACATTTTTCATAAAATTGGATAAATATTTTATTTTACAAGCTAAAATTTACCCCTCAAAAATGCCACTCCGCCCAGTAAACATCTGCGTTTTGAGACTTGAAAAAATTTTTTGGCTTTTATGAGTAAAAAATGCCCCATCAGTCTTAAATCGGTAAAATCCGATACATGATTTTGAACTCACGCAACACTAGGTTGGTGTCACTACACTAGACTTCCGACAGTATAATTCTTGGGTTGGACACAATTTGACCCACGTGGGATAAAATCGAACGAATGTACGTTGGAAAACACAACCATAGTATTATGACGAGTTTTTGCCAACGCCATCCTATGGTTGTGATTTTGGGTGGAAAATATTTTGGCTTCGGCTGCAAGTTAGTCTGACTAAAAATAAAGCAATCACCATACTAGTATGGTGATTAACTATGTTGAAAAAGATTGTTCAAACGATACACAATACTAGGTGGATGCAATCCTAGTATTGTGTCACAAACTTATAATAACGCTATACTAGGAAAACATACATCATAAAACATAATCATCATACTAGTGTTTACGTTTTATAGAAATTACATAAGTTACCCTGTATGCAACCATAAAAATTTCTACAAAAATTTTAAACGATTGTATTTTCGATAGACAACCCTAATTGGAAAATACGATTGTTCCATATGATGTTTCATATCTTAGACAATCAATAAGAACGATTGTTTTCTCGATAGTTTTTGCGATTGTTTTCTACATATGTTATGTGTTTGTATGTATGAAACCATAGATAAAACAAGGGTTTGTAGACCATTGTATGTTATGGGGTATGAAACATTTGTATGTGTGTGACAAGTTTGTTCATATGTGTTCTCGTTTGTATGCTCTTGGGTTTGTTATGATTATACCGCCCCCAGTTGAGAATGGTTCTCCCTTTTGGATATTGAAAATTTTCGATACGCCTAGGGGTGTCTCATTGGTTCATATGAACACATGAACACATATGCACCATACTAGGGTTAGTCAATCAATCGGATAGTATCAATGTAATAGAATACTCATTATCATTCATTCATTATCATTTGTATTATCATTTAGTAAACACCATAGATAGATAAATGTCGATATATATGTTTGTACATATGAACACATGTTCATGTGTCAACTAATGGTTTACAGTTGGGCAATATATGAGTGGATACTCATGTATGCACTATATGCATTATACTCATGATTTTTAGTAATGTTTGTTATTGGTGTTTGGCTGGCGGTGGTTATACAATTGTATTTTATAAAATGTATTTTGATTTGGCACATCAATAGGGGTTCCAAATTCTATAGTACACATCAACCTAAGTTCCCACTCTAGTTGACTACATACGAACAACCACGTACGCACTATAGACATATACATACGTTTATGCATCTGTTACATACGCAAGGAATACATATGTATAAACCAAATAAAAATACAACGGTATACATTAATCGTATATAACCGTTGTATTTGCGTTGTATGGTCTTTTGTTTTTCTTGCATATGTTACCATTAGAAATGAATTACATACGCCTTATAGCTTAAGTATAGCAACTGTATCTTCTCAGTTAGATAAACATATTGAGAATACCAGCGTATACATGAATGGTTGTTCATATGAGTGTTTATGTGAATACATGAACAAACGTTCATATGTATGATATAAATATAAGCGGTACAGAAATGATCTGTACCGCTTGTTATTGCTTATAAATTCAAGTTATTCGTTATTAGATTTTGATAACATATATATAATTCATGTTCAAGGAACGGCAACCATTTATATTTATCTGCTTTCTTTAAGGTTGACTCATATAAACGTGTAATTCCATTCATAACATATACTCTATATTGTGGTGTACTATCAAATTCAGTTTGTTTATATCGTGGCTCGTATGAGTTATATCTTGACTCCTCGACTAAATCCAATAGCCTTTCTTTTTCTTTGGTTAGCTTGCCACTTTTGGCGTATGCTTGTAGTGTATCAAGGATAACATATTTTGTGGATGATGTAGTAATTGTGAATTTCATTTCTAAACCCTACTTTCTATAATTCAATATAAATATCGTCAAAAGATGCATCTTTTGACACGTCATAGTCGC